TTACTTCACGATCAAGTCCGATAAACGATCCAGCGCCTCGCGCTGGGCCTCGACCTGCAAGTGGGCATAGCGCTGAGTCGTTTGCACATTCGCGTGGCCCAGGATTTTACCGATGGTGTACAGATCCGCCCCCAGGGCCAGCAGGATGCTCGCGCACGAGTGCCGCAGGTCGTGGAAATTCGCGTGCGGCAAGCCAGCCTTCACGCGAGCTCGGCGCCAAGCGGACTGCACGCCGTATAGGGTCATACGCAGGGGGTAATGGTACAGCCATGGCCGCAGTGCCGGGATAATTGGGACCACGCGCATCTTCGCAGTTTTGGTATTGCTCGATGGGAAGGTGATCGAATCCTTTCCGATGTGTTGTTTCTCGATTTTGAAGAGCTCCCCCCTGCGGGCGCCGGTAAGAAGCGCACCCCAAATCGCCGCCTGCGCCACGATGCTGCAGTGTGAGGCAATTCGCTGTACCTGGGCAATGGTGAGAAAAACCTCCCGCTTGTTGTTCACCGGCACGCTTTCGATCCTCAAGCCGTAGTTTTCCGGCGTCATTCGGTGACGCCAGGCCAGCGTAAGGCCCTTCTTTGCACACGCCAGCGATCGATTGATCGTGGCTGGCGCGTACGCCGGTTCCAGCTCGCCAGTCTTTCTGTTGGGGATGCGCTTGCTCATATCGCGAATCACGTGGTCCGCAAACTCTTGCGCCTGGCTCGCTTTGTATTTCTCAGCCCACAACCCGAGCCGCTTGGCGTGGTGTTTCGATGTTTCGGCGCTGCGCAGGCCCTCGGAATGTTCGATGTAGAGGGCCAGAATGGCCGCCATAGGCGGGTCGCCAGGAATGACCACCTGCTTCTTCTTGGGCGCCCGCGCCACGGCGGAGCGCAGCTCGGCCTCTACTCGCTTGGCATCACTCGCAGTTGCACCTTCCGGCAACTTTCGGTGAACTCTCTTGCCGTCGACCATGATACCGACGTGCTTCCTGCCATGTTTATCGTCCCAGATGGACATTGCTGATTTTCCTTTAACCAAGTTTTGCATTCCGCCAAGTCGTAGCGCTTCGAACGCTTGCCGACTGGCGTATAAGGTAATCCGTTTTGCTCGAGTCGTCGCACTGTTGATTCACTGACCCCGAGCGCAGCGCAGAGCTGCTGGCGATTTAGCCCGCCAGCTGTTTGACTTGCAACAAGCTCTGCGATTCGCTTGAGCTCGTTCTCGTTCATCATCATGGTGGCGTCTCCAGCGTAGGTTGCGAAGTGTGGCGAGGCGCGGCAGCGATCATCGCCCGGTAGGCTGGCGCCATGGTAGCCAGCGTCGCCGCCAGCAGGTCCGCTGTTACGCCTGGCGCCGCATCCATTTGCATAAGCACCAGCAGCGCGGCGCGGCGCGCCAGCTCGATGTCGGCGGGCTTGGCAGTTGGCCAGATGGCGACTGCGGCGCCGGCGATGATCTCGGGCGTGGGTTCCGTCGGGACGAGCTGCCAGCCGGGCGGCGCCGTCGGCGGGGTGGCGGCGATCAGCGCAAGTACATCCGCCTTCACCTCGCACCAGGTCACGTCGTCAGGACCGAAGCCGCGGCCACACCAGGCCCTGAAGCGGCGATACAGCGCGCTCACGATCTCGTCGGCGCCGGCATGCACCGGTACCAGCGTGTAGCCTGCGGGTGCGGCCAGCGCCGGGGCGTGTGCGGCCAGTTGTGCGCGCAGCTCAGCATTCTCGCGCTCCGCGCGCTGGACCCGGTCGGCCGCCTCCAGCGCGCGGCTGTGGAACTGCCGCCGGCTGATCTCGTCGGCCATGGCCAGCTCGTAGGGCATGCGCAGCACGCCGTAGAACATGGTGTCACCCATCACGCACCGCCTTTCGCTGCAGCGGCGCCACGTAGCTCGCGCACGGCGTCGGCGCATTGCAGGCACGCCGAGCGATAGGGGCCATTAGTGCCATCCGCCTGCTGATCACATGCCTGCGCGGCCTGCTCAAAAGCCAGCACCACGTCGTGCCCGCCATCCGGCTTCCCAAACTGTGCCGTCAGTTCGGCAGCCAGGGCCGGATGCGTCGCCGCGCAGGACGTAGCATACGCGGCCAGTGCAGGCCCGGCGTGCTGGTCGTGATCCATATCCAGAACGAAGTAGCGGCAGCCGCGATGCTTGCCGCCTGGCGCATCGCTTCCGTTCACGCGGCGCACCTCGAACTTGTGGAACAAGCCTTGCTGCCCGGCGGGCTGGGATTGGTCACGCTCGGGGAATGGGCCAGGCTGCACTCTGGCGGCAGGAACGTGAGCAGGAACGTGGGCAGCCAAGTCGGCGCGCACATACCGTACGTCCATGCTGTCGATGCGTTCCCAGCACCACGTCAGTTCAAGGCCGTCTGTATATGGGATGCACTCGTCAGCATTGGCCTCGCCCGGATTCAGCCAGATTTCTTCCGGGTACGTGGCCGCATGCGGGTTCGACTGCCCCGCCACTGGCGCAGGCTGCTGCACTGGCTGCGCGGCAGCCTGGCTTTCGAGGGTCCGGATCGCGGCCCATTGCTCCGGCGTAAAGCCGCCGGGGCCGGATAACGCTGACACCGCTGGCGAGTAGTAGCTATCACGCACATCCACAAATTTGTGCGTTGGCTCAGCCGCTGGTTGACGCGGTGCTGCCTCATTTTTATAAATGTCAGTCATGTCGGTTGCTCCAAAATCGTAATGTCAGCGGGCCGCACCGGTTCGGCGCTGCCCTCCATGTAGACGACCATTTCCCGGTCGCCCTTGTGCCAACAGAAGCCGGCGATGAATTTCTTTACTCCTGCATGCATCACCGGGCGCGCGAGCTGCTTCGCGCGGTGGATGCGCAGGTCGTGCTGGTCGGCCTGGTCCTGTGCCGTCGGCGCCGGCGCCTGGTCGCGCGCGCTCACCTCGACATCCAGTCGCAGAGCAGGGCGGCCAGGGCCAGGCCGTACAGCTTCAGGGCGCCAATGCAGGCGACGCGGCGGATGACGCTGGCGCTCACGGCGCCACCTTCACAGCACGGCCGCCGCGCCACCGCCAGCCTGGTGCGATCTGGTTGCGCTTAAAGCGTTCCCGCCGCTGCGCTTGCGTCAGAAGCGGATATGCTTCATCCCCATTCCTGAAGTGGCCGTCGGGAACCAGTCCCCAATAGTGGCAATCGATCCACTCGCTGCGTGGGCAATGCATATCCCACTCCGTGCCGCAATCCGTGTAGCATGAGCGCCAGAAGACGGGGCAGCCGTCAATCCCGATACCGTTTTTCTCCAGGCCAAAGGCTTGAGGATGGCTCCAGCGGTCCACCTTGGCAACGTCAGGAACGTCTGGCCAGCCGCCGCAGCTGCGCAGCAGCTCCACCGCGCGCTTCGCCTGCTTCTTGTAGATACGCGGATTCATGGTGTCACCCGCTTGAACTCGACCACCCACACCCACGGATTCGCCGCCCAGCTGCCGGCGCCGTTGATCTCGTCCCACAGCTCGCTATACGCACGAATCGCTGGGGGTAGATACTCGCCGGCGCAGTAGCCGCGCATGTGCCGATCCTCCAGGGTGATGCCCTCGGCACGCGCGTCCGCCTCGCTGCAGTCGTTCAGCCGCTCCACCCGCACGCTGACGATCGCCAACAGGATCCGGCTGGCCCAGCGCGGCATGTGAATGCTGACGCGTGTCTTGCCGACGCACCGCTCGGCTGGCGCGGCGCCGTCGGCGTCATACCAGACCGGATGCGGCTGCATGTCGCTCGGCGCCAGGTAGTCGGCGCGGCCGCCATCGCCTGTGGAGCGCCACGTCTCGCGCACCCACAGGCGGTCGCCCGGCTGGCCGTATGGGCATTCACGCAGCAAGCTGGCCAGCGTGACTGCCTCGCGGCCTTCCATCTGGTAGCGGTTCGTGTGTGGGTCGCCAGCGATGACAATCGGGTATTCCGGCTGCCGCTTCATCACCCGCCGCGTCTGCGACTTGGTGCCGTCCAGCGTGGCGCGCACCATGGCGCCGTTCATGAGGATGGGGCGTTCAGTCACAGCTGCCTCCCTCGGTGTCAGGCGACGTGCCGTCGAAGAGCGGCAGCCCAGTCTTGCCAGCCGCATCCGCATCAGCCTTGGCGCGGCCTTGTTCGTAGTGCGCATCACTGCAAAACCCTCGGCCCATCCAGAGGGTATTCGACGGGCGGCCGCAGAAGCAGGTCGGAAACGGATCAGCCTTGTTGGCGCTGTACCAGGCCTGCGGCTCACTCGCCCACGGCGCGGCCTCATCCGGTACGCCAACACCCATGAGGCTGTTCTGCACCCAGGTCATTGCCGCCTCGGCGCCGGCGCCGCGCCGCCACTCGATCCAAGCGGCCTGGTTGCCGACCAGCACGTCATGCATGATCTTGGCGTCGGAGTGGATGCGACGCTCCAGCGCGGCGATGCGCTCCATGCGCTCCCGGGCAACCTGAGTCACCTGCTGGCGCGGCAAGTCGCCACCGAGAAGGAGGCCGATATCGTTCACGAGGTCTTGCAGGCCACGGCAGGCTTTATGCCAGTTGCCTACCTGCGCATGCAGTTGAGCGACACGTTTGTCGCGTTCGGCCAGCTGCTGCTCGGCGCTGGCCAGGCTGATTTTTACTGCAGCCAGTTCCGTTTCCGTGTTTGCGCTCATGCGGCACCGCCGTGCGCCAGCAGCTCGCGGTTGCCGTTCGACTGCATCGGGCCAACGACCGATCCCTCCATCGCCTCCAGCAGGCGCGCTGCCCGGTTGTAGCCGATCAACAGGTGGCGCTGGACCGGCGAGATCGACGCGCGCTGGTTGGTGCGCACCACTGCCACGGCCTGCTCGTACAGCGGATCGACGGCACTGCCGTCGCCGGCCGGCACGTCAGCGGCCAGGTTCGTCACCACGCGCTGCTCGCGCACTGGCTCGTCGCCTTTGGCGGGTGCCTGGGTTGGCTCGACAATTTCGATGGCAGCGACGAGCAGCAGTTGCTGAGACTGCGAGCCGGCTGGCAGAGCCTTAGCCATGGCCAGCGCTGCCTCTACGGCGCCCAAGCTCTTTTCGGCCATGTGTTCGCGCACGCTTTCGATCACGGGCTGGATCGTTTTTTCATAGAGTTCGTTCAGCACGGCGCGGTGCATATCGCGCGTCTTGTACATTTCGGCCGTGAGGCGGATGGCGCGCTCGACGTTCTGCTGCGTGCCGGCTTGCGGGCGCTTCTCAACGCCCGGCGCGCCCACCGTCGCTTCACCGCCCAGCGCTTCCACGATATCGGCCAGCAGCTTGGCCAGCTCGCCCGTCATCAGCATGAAGTCGCCGTCGAAGCGTTCGTCGTCGTTGCGGCTGGTGCCGCGCGTTTCTTCTGTCAGCACGTCGAGCGGCTTGACGCTCTTGATGGCCAACGTCTCGTCCAGCACGAACGAAATCTTGCTGTCCCAGGTCATCGCCAGGCGAGTGCACTGCTTGCCGGCTGCAATGTGGCGGCGCACGTCGTCCGGCTCGAGGGTGTGGCGCTTATACGCGACCTGAGCTTTGCTCTCGCCAGTGGCGCGCATGATGGCGTCCTGGTCGATGGTGAAGCCGGCCGGCGCTTCGTCGGACTGCAGCCACTCGGTCATCACGCCCACCGGCGAGCGCTGTACGCGCAAGCTTTCCAGCGGTATCTTGTCGACCGCCTTGAGCAGCAGCTTGATGACTTCGTCGGCCTTCGCCGGGCTGGCCGCGTCCACCACCAGCCAGCCGTTGACCGGATCGATCCAGGTCCAGGTGTTTGACTCGATACTGAAAGCGCGTGGCAGCAGCTCGTCGGTGACGCGCTCCTTCAATTCCTTCATGGCCTTCTTGCCCGGCGCGAAGCCCTGGGCCTCTTCCATTTCGGCGGCGCGCGCCTTCGTCACCTGGTTGATGACGGTGGCCGGCAGCAGCTTCTTCTCGCCGCGCAGGCGGATCAGCATCTGCTTGTTGACTGCGTGTACCAGCGCGCCGTCCTTGCGGGGCGAGTCCCAGCCCTGGCGGATCAGCTCGGTGCTGCTGGCCGGCGCGAAGGCGTTGGAAGCGAGCGCTTCGGCCAGCGCTTCGGCGGTCATTGCCCAGTGCGCCGGCAGCCGATAAACCTGTAAATTTTTAAACATCATCAATCCTTTAATAGCCGCGCGGCGGCGCTTCGTGAAATTCGACGCCCATCTGGCCGCCGAAAGCGTGTATTTGCTCCATGTACTGGGCGAATCCCTTGACCGTAAGGTCGGTGCTGCTACCCACCAGAACCGGCTGTCCGCCCGGATCGAAATCCCATTTGCGGTAGCTTTCTTCCTTGCACAGCTCTGGGTCGTATTCCTCCGGCAGAAACTGCTGCTTGAAGTACTCGTGCCAGATTTCAGCGCTGTACTGGCGCTGGTCGCTCCAGCACTGCTCTGCTATATCCTTAAGGGGCCCGGCCCACATGCGAGCGTTCTGATCCAGCTTTCGGGCTTTCACTTCCTCCCGCACCAGCACCTCCAGCGGCTTCTCCGCGTCGAGTGGCAGGTTGCGGAGCAGGGCGATGGCGCGGTCGACATGCTCTTGGCCGCGAAGCAGCAGCTTGCGCTGCTCGAACTTCGGGCGCGTCATGGCGGTGCTCCCGCCGACCAGCGCGCCGTCATGCTGGCACCGCCTCGGAGCTGAGGGCGATGACCTTGTTCGGCGCCCGGTCCCAGCCGCGAACTTCGTCCTCCGTGAACTTGCCGGCTTCCGACAGGTCGCTGGTGTAACCGCACGTGCCGGCGCGGTGGTACAGGCTGTTCTGCTCGTTCCATATGGCAAACAGTGCTGGCTTCCCTGGGAACAGAATGTCGCGCAGCACGGCGGCGCGCTCGAACTTCATCGCCTTGATCGCACTCGCCATTTCACCCTCGATCCGCTGGCGGCGCTGGCGCGCGTTGCGCTTTACGCGCGGGTCGCCCGGGCATGCCGCGTAAAGCTCCCGGTGATCTGCCCACTCAACGCCATGTTTACCCGTGACGACCATCCAGCGGCCATTCAGGCTGTAGTACGCAGCGCCGTAGACCACGCGCCCTTTGCGGGTGATCGCATAGACTTTTGCCCCATCTTCGATGGCAACGCCGTCGCGTGTGAAGCCGTTGCTTGGGCTGTTGAAAGAAGCGCGCCCAAGATGCTCGACGTAGTGGCCCGAGGATCGCTGACTATGCTTGGCATATTCCAGCGCAGTTGCGCCGTTCAAGCCGATCTTCGGGGCCGATGGCTCGAACACATAGCCGGTGAAGGCGTTCAGCAGGTAGTCCCGTATGCGGAGCCTTGCTCGTTCCATTTCGATGCGCAACAGGTATGGCATGCGCGCCTCCTTACCGAAGTCGTAGCGCCCACCGTTGCGGTTCTCAGACAGCGTGACGTCCTGCCACATCTCGAATTTGATGCAGCGGCCCGACATCTCGAGCTGTCCCTTTAGGTCGCCCTTAGAGCAGGTGCGGTGGTTGAGCGCAATTGCCTTGTATTGGTCCGACTCATCCCAAGGCAAGACGCTCCATCCGATTCGGCGCAGGGTTTGCACAATCCGTGCAAACACATCGCGCTTAAACTGTCGCTCCCATGCCTTTTCTGCCGGCCATCCGCCAGCGGCGCGCGCTGCCGAGATTCCTTCCTCTCGAATGTACACGTAGGCGTCACCGAAGCCGATGGCGCCTACGCGCTCGATGCGGCCCTTGGTCATCGTCATGGCGCTACGCCCAGGTCGACCACGTCGATGACGATGCCACGGCAGTACACGATGCCGTCTTCCATGATGTCGAAGGTCGCGTGCGGCACGTCGGTGCGGTAGGTCCAGCTGGTGTCATCTTCCGCGCACCACAGGGCTTCGACCTTGCGCGCCAGCGGTTCGCGCGAGAAGTAGTCCTTGAGCTCGACGTCGTCTTCAATGTTCTCGCGCCCAGGCAGCATGCCCTGCACATCAATCAGCGCCGTGCCACCGTCGTAGCAGCCGAATTCATCATCGATGGCGCCGCGCAGTTCCATCAGGTCGTCGCTGGCGCCGAAGATCACCACCAGGCCGGCGGCAGCCGCCTGGGCTTGCTCTTCCTTCGTCATGTCGAATGGGTATTCGCGGCCGTCCAGCGTCACGGCCAGCAGTTCCTTGCTCAGCTTCGGTGCCGCGACCGGCGCCGCCGCCGGCACACCCATGTTGGTGTACGGGTGCTTGTCCTTGTGCGGCTGGATGTGCGCAATGAAGTGCTTGCCGATCGATTCGGCAGTGGCGAAGGCAGCGAACTCCTGGGCCGTGAAATTGGCGTAGTGGTACACGTTGCCGGGCGCGCCCTTGGCAAAGAACTGGATGGCCAGAGTCTGGCTGGCGGCGTCGTGACCGATGGCCGCGAGCTTGCTGGATTTGACCGGGGTGAGGGCGATGCTATTTGCGTTCATGGATGACTCCTGGTGGTGATGGGGTTATGCGGCGTACTTCGTCTGCACGGCGGCGATGTGGCGGGTCAGAGCAGCGCACATGCGCGGGAAATCAGCTTCGTGATACAACTTGGCGGCGCGGTCGGTGGCCGCCGGCGCAAAGCCCAACGCGGTCAGAAAGTCAGCGGTCAGCGTGATGCCGAGGCGTTCGCTGATCTGGCCTAGGCGCAGCGCCGGCGGTGTTTGCGCGTTCACCGCGGCGCCGGTCGAGAACAGATCTGCCTCAGCAGTGCCTGCCTGCGAGTTGGCGAGGTCGCTCAGCCGGCCCTGTTCGGCCAGTGCTGCAGCCTGGTCTCGCGCGATGCTGGCGTGTGCAGCTGCAAGGGCGCTTTCGCGGGTTGGCTGCGCGTCCTGGGCGGCGCGGTCGGCTGCTGCCTGGCTGGCGCGCTGTTCGGCGAGCGCGGCGGCCTGCTGTTCCATCTGCGCCTTCGTGGCAGCGGCGACGCGCTCGCGCTCTGCCTGGTCGGCTGCGGCTTGACGCTCGGCATCGGCGCGGCGCTGGGCGGCCAGCTCGGCAGCCGCAGCAGCTTCGGCCTTGGCCTTTTCCTCGGCCGCGATCTTGGCGCGCAGCGCTTCCTGCTTGGCGGCCTCGGCGCGCTCGTGATCAGCGATGCGGGTGCGCACCACCAGCTGGAAGTCGTCCATCGGCTTGCCGATGATCTGCGCCATATCCATGAACAGGGCGCCGTACCCGGTGGCGTTTTCTTTGCACCATGCCTGCTTGAGGCGGTAATCGCCGGCCTTCTGGTTGGCTTCGATCTTGGCATTCGCCAACGTAGTGTTCACGGCATCGTGCAGGCTGGCCAGCGTGCGCTTGTTTTTCATGGCGCCAGCGAAGTCGGGCGGCAGCAGAGCCAGGCGCAGCGGTGCAATTTCCTTTTCCAGCCCTGCGATGTGGTCTGCGTAATCGCGCTTGCCTTCGTTGAGGATCGTTTCCTTGATCTGTTCTTTGCGGGTCTTGACCAGCTTTTCCAGTTCCAGGCGCTTTGCGCGGAACTGGGCCTTGATGTGGTCGACCGTGCGCATCACCTCGTCGATGGTCGAGGTCTGCGCCAGCGCGGCCGCCTTGGCCAGATCGAGCTTGTCCTCGGCCTCACCGCAGAACTTCACGTTGTATTCGGCGTCCGCGAAGTCCTGGTCATCCTGCAGGTCGGTCTTGATAGTGCCGAGGAACTTCTCGGCAGCCTTCTGGTAGGCCATAAGGTTGCTGCTGACCACTTTGCCCTCGGTCTGCACGACCAGCGCGGGCAGCGCGGCGGCCGGCGCGGCTTCCGGCTTCACTGCATGGTCCACCTGCTTGTAGCTGGCAACATCGGCGTCGAATTGCTCCCAGCCAGCGCGGATGCGGTCGAACCAGGCGGCGTCCGGATACACCCACATCCAGACCATGTTTTCCTCGGTGCCGTCGGACACCATGAACATCCATTTCTCTGCACCGGTGACCATCAGCTGCTGTTGGACCTGTGGCTTGTGGTCGTCGGGCAGCTCGTTGCCGGCCACGGCGGCGGCCAGCTCTTCGTTCCACTGCTTGTGCTCGAAGCCGATGGTCTCGTCCATGGTCAGGCCGTCGCAGGATGCGCTCTCGCGCCCCAGCGACAGTGTCACCGGGTACAGGTCGTCGCCCAAGATTTTCTCGGCGTTCGGGCGGGCCGTGGCCTCGACCTGGTGGCCGTAGTCCAGGATGTGTTCCTGCACCCACTCGCTGAATTCTTCCGCGAGGCCGGTTGCCTTCATGCGCACCAGCTCTGATCGGGTGACCTTTTTTGACAGGCCCAGCATGGCAGCCGCCTCGCTGGCGCCGTGGTGCGCGAAGCGGAAGGCGTGCCAGTCGTCGCTGCCCTGCAGCAGGTTGTGGATTTCACGGGTGAGGGTGGTCTCGCGTTGCATGTTCTGTCCTGGTAGTTTTCGGGGTGTGGTCGGTGGTGCTGCTGCGGATTACTCTTGCTCGTGGGCCCAACTGTCGATGGTCAGTTTTTGGGCCTCGGTGAACGTGGCGCGAGTACTCAACATCGCGATCAGCTGCGCCGGCGTCTTCTTCTTGCTCAAGACCATTTCGCGCCACACCGGCGTTTTCTCGGCAAACAGCTCATCCGTGCATTCCGGCAGCTGGTCGATGGTGTGCGGCTCAGCGGCAGCCTGGTGCGGCGCCGGGGTGATGTCGCGAATTTCGCGGCTCGACTCGTCGAGCTCGTCAGGGGTGTAGACACCCAGGATCACGTCCGGCGCATACAGGCGCGCCCAACGCTTCACGGCGAGGTATGCCAGCTGCTGTTTGGGATCGGTGGCCCACAGCGGGGAGTTGCGCACGCTGGCCTGCACCAGCAGCAGTTCGAGGGTGCGCGGCTGTGTCTCGCCGCGCAGCGTGGCCGAGATACGGATGCCCAGGCCGATCTCGGCGTTCAAGTCGTAGTCGGGCGCATGGAACTGATAGGCCTTGCGGTAATCCTTGTCGCCCTTTTTGCCGCGTTCGGGCACGCTGACCACCTTGGTCTTGCCGATGATGCGCTCCCATGGGCCGAACCACTCATAGTTGAAGCGGTCTTGCGTCACGCCGCTCGATACGATGGCCGCATTCACAAGCTGACCTTCGTAGCCAAGGGCGCCGTTGACCACGTGTGTCTTCTGCGCAACCGCAAAAGGGTTCATCTGCCACTGCATTGCCTGCATGATCACGGCCGCGCAATCCGAGGCACTGCTCTTGAGGTGGTCGGGGATCGTCGCGCGCCCCTTGGCCATGATGTCGGCCAGGCGCATGATGCTTTCCATGCTGCTGACATCGAGGACGAGTGAGGCGGTGCTGGCCGGCGCCATTGGGGCGCTCGACAGCTGCATGGCGGATTGCGCTTCTCGGGTGACTGCGTTCATGCTTCTCTCCTGTTTAACTTCGTTGTTGCCGCCGGTGGCAGGTATTTTCGCGGTGTTGGGGCGCCAGCTACTTGTCGCCTTTGCCGATCCAGATTTCTTGCTCCCGCTGCGCGGCGCGCGCATCGGCTTGCTGCATGTGTCCATAGGTCGCCGCGATCAAGATCAGCAGCGCTGCGATGGTCAGAAATTCACGCAGATTCATCGGTGCCTCCGTGGGGCGTTGCGCGCTCAGCCATGACACGGTCGCGCTTGAGCTGGATCGCTGCTTGCACAGCCTGGCGTCTCTTCCAACTCGGCACGCCCAAACCCTCCAGCGCAATTTTTAGCACGCGCAGCTCGTGGCCCGTCATCATCGAGTTGCCGGTGTACAGGCTGACGATGCGGCGCAGCGCACGCTCATGTGGCGTCCACGGCGTCCTGGGCAACTGGGCGATCAGGCCCGTCTCCAGCGCGCTCACGTGCGCACCATGGCGGTTACGCCCAGCGCGCCAGCGTCGTACAGCGCGTCGCAGATCGCGCCCAGGGCGCCGATGGCAGTCCGGTGCTCGATGCGGCCGTCCTCGTGCTTGATGGTGAGCTGGTAGATCATGGCAACACCACCGATTTGAGAGCGCCGAACCAGAGGGCGCCGGCGGCCGCACTACCCATCACGAAGCCGGCGACGGACCCAACCAGGATGGCGCGGAGGAAGCGATATTTCACGATGCGGCTCCCTCGCGGTAGGTCAGCTGCAGACGGATCGCGTTGCGGCCAGCGGTGGCCGGCGCGCTGCAGCAGCTGCCGGCGGGCACTTGCTCAGCTGCGTCGAGGTTGCCGCTGGTCAGCGCGTCCTCGAAGCCGCTATCCTGGTAGTCGAAGGCGAGGGCGCTCGATACGGCGAGGCGCGAGGCGCGGCCGGCGGTGATGTGGCGGGCGATCACTTCGCACGCTCCGCAAGCATGGCATCGGCGAACGCATACGCACGGGTGGCGATCTCCTGCTCGTTCCTATATTCGCAACTACCTTTGGTCTTGTTTTCGATCATCGGCGCCAACGCTCGCACCGCGAAGTAGTCGCGCATCGACATCCCGCCATATGCCTCGGTGTCGATCCGCTCCTGGCCGTCGCTGTCGATGCCGGTTACCGTAGCCTCCAGACTCGGGAACGCCGGACCGCCGTTGTTCGTGATGCTCATGTCGCTCTCCCTGTTCGTTTCGTTGTTGGGGACCGCGTTCGCCGGTCGCTGCGTGTGATGGCGGGATTCGAACCCGCTTGGCGTGATGCGAATAGCTGAGCTTGCAGCGCCTTTCCACCGTGTTTCTCGCCCATCGTCATGGGGTTGCTCACCACATCGAAGCCGGCTGGATTCGAACCAGCGTTCCCCGTTACCGTCGCGCTCGGAATAGGTGCCCTTAGCCGCTAGACGACAGCTTCGATGTGGTTCCCGCGCTTGCCCGGCGCGGGACGGGTGCTGCTGGCGGCCAGGCGGCCACCAAAGGATCAGGCCGCTGCCACCTGCGACGCGCGGAATTTCGTCGTAGCCGTCGAGCCTTCGAGCAGGACCTCGATGAAGTCGCCGCGCAAAGACGGATGGGTAGCGATGTATTTGCCAGGGCGACGTTCTGGCGCTGCCTTGGTGCCCACGACGGTGACTGCCTGATTTTTCTTGAACGAACTCATGTGATGCCTTTCTATGGTTGGTGGTGGCCGGATACGCCGGCCGGCGGCACGGTGCGAGTGCGACGCGGGCATTCCAGATCCCACTGGGCGCGATTTCGTCGCCTGGCCAGGACTAGCCAGGTGGTAGCAGCACCCAGCGACCGCATTCGGATTAGTGCGTGACCAGCACGTCGCCGATCGACTGCGCGCCGTTCGGGTCGGTGCTTGTGCGGCCAGGACGGAGCGGGCCGGGCGCGGCATCAGCCAGGCATTCAGCTTTGACCTGTGCGGCGCTGGCGCCGGCGTACACGGCGCGGATGGCCTGGGCGACTTGTGTATTCGGCCGCTCGCCATTCAGTTCCTTGTGCACCTCGGCTTCCGGCGCGCCTTGCGCCTTGAGCAGCACGACGACATCAGCTACCTTCTGCAGTGCAGCGCACTGCTTTTCAACTGGTGCGGCCTGCAGGGTGGAGGCGATCAGCAGCGCGGCAACAACGATGACTTTTTTCACGATGAACTCCTAAAATTGGTGGATGGGGCAGGACTTCACTTCCTGTCGCGTGTCACATCGGTGGGCGCTCCACGTTGAAGTTGCGCTCCCACTCCATGCGCTCGATGCGCGCATCTTCGGCCGACACTTGGCGCAGCTCGTGCGCGCTCGGCAGCGTGCGGTTGCACCAGTCGTCGAATTCGAGCAATACGGGGCGCCTGAAGAATGCGGTCAGCGCCACGTCGTGGCCGGTCAGCGTCACGTCCGTTACTTCGTAGCCGGCCGCGTCGAGCGTTCCGTGCAGGTCGAGCAGCACGCCGTCATGTTCGTAGCCCACTACCAGCACGCGGGTACCGGGTGTCACGGTCGGCTGCTGTGCTGGCACGGCCGGCGCGCTGGCACGCTGGAGCAGCGCGAAGTTGATCGGAGCATTCATTACGCAGCCTCGGCAGCTTCGAAGGCCTGGGTCAGCACTGCCGGCTCGTACGTGTTGACCTCGCCGTACGCCTCAAACACGCGGCCGATCAGGTGGCCTGCGGCGCGGCTCAGCGCCGCAGCGCGGCGACCGATCCGGCTCATTTCGGTGTTGGTACGGGTCATGCCGCGTGCGGCACAGAACTGCGCAACGGTCTGGCGACCGTCTGCCGGTGCTGCTGCGACCAGGCTCAAGCGCGGCGCGCGCGGCGCCAGGTCAGCAGCCAATTCGGTGAAGTGGAAGGCGCTGCCAGATGGCGCGCCAACGATCAGGGCGATCACTTCGCCACCTGCTGGGCGGCGTATGCGACCTCACCGCGGAGGGCGGCTTCGGCAAGTGCTGCAAGTTCGGCTGGTGACATTTCGTTCTCCATCGCTGTGTTTGCTTCGATGGATGAACTATAGCGCAGCTATATTTCACTTGCAATAGCAGCGCTACAGTTCTTCAAAATTATTTTTGCATGATGTGCAGCATTGCTACAGAAAAGGTGCTTTCACCGGGTGGTCGGGGGCGCGCAGCAGCCCCATGGGTACTTGGCTGCCGTTCATTTGTACGATGGCCATTCTGTCAGGCTCGGAGCCCGAAGAACCGATCGGAAAGCTTTAGACGAAAAAAAGCCCGCATGTGCGGGCTGGTTAAGAGACAGTGGAGAGTCCTATGCGGGCGGGCTACTCGCTTCGCAGATTTCTTTCCAGTGGTCTTTAAAAACCTCACGCCGAGCGAGCTCGTACTGAGTATCTACAGAGTCGTTTGGCGTTGGGATGTTAGGGAACTGCTTTCTTAAATTTGCAATCCGATCGAGTCGTTCATTAACTTTGGTCAATACAAGCAAAAACTCCTCGGGCGACTCTTCGCCAAGCATACCCTCACTCTCGATATACACGGTTTTGGTCTGGCGGCCGGAAATAAATTTTTCAAAACCGGTGTAGGCGCCCATTCTGTTCTTGGAATTAAACTCTCCGCAATGCCAGTTGAAGTCAACGAGTCGATCGTTTCGGAAAAGTATGGTGGTAGGGTCTATTACACGCTCGGCGACCAACTCGCGTGCCTTGGGTAGCGTCACCCAGCTTTCATATTTAAGCCAAAAAATCGCGCAGCTGATGGCGGCTGCTACCACTACCAGGAGTGCGACGCGTTTAGAAGTTGATGACGGTTTATTCATCGCATTGACCAATATTCCATTATTTAAATGTGATCTGTTTCTCGCCGCACAACCCTTCCTATGATGCCGCAGTCCCGACTACGACATCCTTTCGGCCTGTGGCGAGCCTGATCAGGATTATCGGAAAATAGCCACCACTCGCCGCGCTCCTTCACCAAGCGCTTTATCACCGACTCGCCATCGTAATTGAAGGCATACACCTCGCCGTCTTTCATTATCCTGTCGGCAGTATCTACCACCACAACATCGCCATCGTAAAGACTTGGTTCCATGCTCTCTCCCGTTACGGAAAGAGCGAGTAGGGTGCTAGGGTGAATGCCTTTGCGATCTACCCAGTTTTTCCTCAAACTTATCGTGTCACCATCATAGATATCGGGCACCGTCTGAAAGCCAGTTACCCCGGCGCGCAACTGAAGTTTTACTTTCTTGATATGGTAGAAATTTTGATCTTCTGGGTCATCGATTACCACTCTCATCGCGCCCTTCGGTAACTCACTCGCTGGTGGCACCAGTTCCAAATGGCTCGCAGCTGCTTGCGCCTCCTTGGCCAGCCTTGGGCTTATATCCTCCAAGGTACAGCCAAACCCCCGCGCATAAGCCATTGCTGCCTCCATGCTTATGGGCCTCCGGCCAGTGATGTTCTGATAGATCATGGACTGGCCGCCCTTGATCTCGTGCACACGCGCGAACTCCGCACGATTCACCCCCGCGAATCGTTCCTTGAGGCGCGCGGCCTCTTCCTCGATAGTCAATATCTTCATATAGCAATGCTATCTAAAAAAGAATGTAGCAGGGCTTGTGTTTAAACTGTAGCGGCGCTATAGTTCGCACATGAACCTCAAAACATACTCGGCACAGGCGGAAGTGAAGAAAGCGAAATTAGCTCGCTCCGTCGGCGTTTCGCCAGCGCTGCTACACCAGTGGATCGAAGGAATTCGACCGGTTGCCATTCGTCACTGCCTCGCTATCGAGCGTGCTACCGAGGGCCAGGTTACGCGTCAGGACCTTCGCCCGGACGATTGGCAGAACATCTGGCCAGAGCTGGCGCCATCGTGCGCCGCTGCCGCTCCTACAGACGTGACCTCGCTCAACCGCGCCGGAGAACCCGCATGAAAGCCGCACTCAACCGGATCGCTGCGCTGCTCGGCTACGTGCCGGCGCCGGCCAAGCTCGCGCCGAGCGTCATCACGATGGAACTCGACTTCGAGATCGACAGCGCACCGCTGGACACCGCGATAGCGAAGCTCGACCAGGCTGCCGAGGCTGCGCGTCGTGCCGAAGCTGCTATCAACGATGCGCTGATGGCGCAGGCCGGCGAGTTCATCGAGTCCGTGTTGGTGGCTGACGATTCTCAGGCCCCGATCCTTGCCGAACTTCGCCGCGCCACCACGCTGCTGGAAGTTCTGGCCAAGCAGGGCGACCGCGCATCCCAAGTCGAGCCCGCCACTGGCGCCGCTGCATCCGGCCTTCCCGGCTGACGGCGACCGACGCAAACAATTTCGCAAATCGCCGGCTCAGACCTTGCCGGTTCCATCCTGAAGTCCGCATCACTATAGGAGCAACACCATGAGCAGCACCAACCATAAGCCAAGCCCCCGCTTGAACGTCATCAAGGTCTATGTCGGCGACGAAGAGCATGCCGCCTTACAGAGCCACTGCCACGCCGCTGACATCGGCGTGAGCGCCTTCCTGCGCAAGGCCGGCATGCGCATCGCAACCGCACACCAGCAGGTTACGCGCCTGCCTGGCCGCCGTGAAGGCCCTGATGCAGGCCTGCGCCGGGCCTTCTCGTTCCCCGGCCACGCCCAGGGCGTGCGCCGGGTATCGCGAGGCGCGCTGCGCCCGATGCGTTCCTGAATCGCCACCAAGTCCCGCACCCGCCGGGCGCAACCAAAGGAAGAGCCGTGAACCAGCTGATCATTGCCAACGTACCAATCCGCTCCGACGACCTCGGCCGCTACTCGCTGAACGACCTGCATAAGGCAGCCGGCGCCGCACCGCGCCACCGCCCGCCGCTTTGGCTCGAAAACCAGCAGGCCCAGGACCTGGTCGCGCAGCTCGCTGCCGAAGCAGGCGATGCAGGAATTCCTGCATCGGTCGTCAGTATCAAGGGCGGCCTGAACCAGGGCACCTACGCCGGCAAGGAACTGGTCTACGCCTACGCGATGTGGATCAGCGCCAAGTTCCACCTGGAAGTAATCCGTACGTTTGATGCATTGGTCACCGGCGCGCTCCCGGCGCCAGCAGCAAAGCCTGCGCGCGCGGTACCTGCGAAGTCGCCCTTGATGGTTGCCGCCAGCATGGCGCCGACGGTTGTACGCGCGCTGCGCTCGTTCGGCATCGACAAAAATGCGGCCGCCATCGGCGCCAACCAGATCATCACCGCGCAGACCGGCGTGAACCTTCTAGCGCTCGCCGGCCAGCAGCACATGCCGACGCCAGACCAGAAAATTTGCTTCACGCCCACCGAGCTCGGTAAGCGCTTTTGCCAGAGCGCCATCCGCTTCAACCAGCGCCTGCTCGACGCCGGCCTGCAAGAGAGCATCGCCGGCCATTGGGTGCCGACTGAGAAGGGGCGCCAGCACGCCGTCGTGCTCGACACCGGCAAGGCCCACGGCAATGGCACGCCGATCCAGCAGGTGAAGTGGAAGGATTCGGTACTCGCGGAGGTGGCCCTGTGAATAGCCCAGCGAACAATCAGCCGCGCGCAGCGGCGATAGGAATCGAGGACATCGCTGCTGAAATGGACCTCGAGCGCCGTATTGGACTGCATTTGGCCGCCACTACAGTGCTCGACGGTTTCACGGCTGGCCGCATCGCCTTCGACATTGTGAAGATGCTGCCGCATGCTGCTCTCGCGCCCGCCGTAGCTGATATCGGCTTGCCCGAGCTGCGCGACCACTTGGCAACGGCCAAGGTAATGGACCGCTCGATCACGCTGTCGCCGGCCTCCGCCGGCGCGCTGCACCTGGCGATGACCACGGCGCCGGCACAGCCTGAGCCCGGCGCCGCGCCGCAGCTGGCCGGCTACGTCGAGCCGCAGGAAATTCCGTGCATCGGCCAGTGCCGCACCACGCTGTGGGCCACGAAGCAAAGCGCTGACGCGCAGGCGGTGTACCTGCCGCCAACCATGGCGCCAAAGAAAGAAGGTGGACTGTGAGTCACCACGACGAAGACAAAGGCCGCGTCAAGCTGGCCGTGCTGGTTCGCGAAATGCGCGAGAACCTGGTCGCTCACATCGAGATAGCGCAACTCAGCGCGAAGATCAGCCGCGCTAAGTATTTGGCGTTGGTGGCCGAAGGCTTTACCGAGCAGCAGGCGCTGGAGCTGTGCGAACCATGAGCTACTCGACTTCGGCCGGAGCACCCCCATGACAGCAGGCCCCGTGCCGCCCAGCGTGCGCGAACTGCTGGATTACCTGATCACCGAACACCGTTTAAAAAATTACGCCGAGTTGGCCCGGGAAATGGGCGAGACGGGCGCCACGATCAGCCGCCTGGTGAGCGGCCGACAGCGCCTCTCGGCAAAGCAGATCCTGTTCATCCATGAGTACTTCGGCATGGGCGTTCAAGAGATCCGCGAGAGGTCCGGACAGTACGGCCCGATTGCGGAAATAGAAAAGCCGGCGTCCAGGCCGGCTTAGCAAATCAACTACAGAGGGCACCATGATAACACGTTACACCCGGAGGTCAGAACCATGACGACCTCGATCAACTACGCCGAGAGCAAAGCCCTGGCCGCCGTCAAGGACTGGCGCGTTACTGACAAGGCGAAGATCGCCGCGCCGCCGGCCGAGAAGGACCGCGCACGCACGAAGCACCGCCACAACGAGCAGAAGCTGCGCGCCTGCGCCGACCAGCTGCTGAAAGGCGAGGGTGGCCAGCCATGACGCACAAACGCGCACCCCACCACGGCAGCCGCACGTTGCTGCTGCTCGCCGCACTGAAGCAAGGCCCCGCCACGTTCTACCAGCTCTGCGAGCGCGCCAACGTGAACATCGAAAAAAACTCCGATGAAAATGCCGTTCGCGACATGGTCAGCAATATGATCGGGCGCAACGTCAGTTTTGACGGTCTGCTCTACCGCTTGACCGATCTGTCTCGCGATCTGCCAGCTGCCGGCCAGGTCGCTGGTCCAGCATACCGCGGGACGCCCTATCACGCACCGGTGCGCATCGTTCGCCGTGCTGCAGGAGCGCGAGCATGAAGCGCGACGACTTCACCATGTCGCTGGACCTGGGCCACGAGCTGATCATTGACAACTTCGCCGGAGGCGGCGGCACCAGCACCGGCCTGGAAGAAGCCTTCGGCCGCCCGGTCGATATCGCCATCAACCACGACCCCGAAGCGCTGGCAATGCACGCCATGAACCACCCACACACGAAGCACCTGTGCGAAAGTGTGTGGGACGTGGACCCGATCAAGGTCACGAACAACCAGCCGGTGGGCCTGGTCTGGCTGTCGCCGGACTGCAAGCATTTCAGCAAGGCCAAGGGCGGCACTCCGGTGGCAAAGAATATTCGCGGGCTGGCCTGGGTGACGCTGCGCTGGGCGGCGAAGTGCAAGCCGCGCGTGATCATGCTCGAGAACGTCGAAGAATTTAAGACTTGGGGGCCGCTGCTGGTGGACGCAGAGGGTAACTTCCGGCCGGATCCGGCGAAGAAGGGCAAAACCTTCGAGAGCTTTCTGCGCCAGCTGCGCGCGCACGGTTACACGGTGGACCACCGCGAGCTGCGCGCCAGCGACCACGACACCCCGACCATTCGCAAACGCTTCTTCCTCGTGGCGCGCCGCGACGGCCTGCCGATCCGCTGGCCGGCGGCCACGCATGGTGCGCCGACCTCGCCGGGCGTGCTGGCGGGCAAGCTGCTGCCGCACCGCACGGCGGCCGAATGCATCGACTGGTCAATTCCGTGTCCGTCGATTTTCGAGCGCAAGCGCCCGCTGGCGCCGGCAACGCTGCGTCGCATCGCCAAGGGCATCATGCGCTACGTGGTGGAAGCGCCCGCGCCATTCATCGTGGGGCAGGGCGGCCCGATCTATTCCGGCAAGCCAGTGTCTGTCGGGCAGCCATTCGGCACCCTCACGACCGAAAACCACCGCGCCGTAGTCCTGCCTACCATCATCCCGGTCACCCATCAGAGCGGCGACAGGAGCGAGTCCGTGAGCGAACCGTTTCGCACGATCACCGGCGCGCAGCGCGGCGAGAAGGCGTTGGCCGTGGCCTCGATGGTGCAGATTGGTTACGGCGAGCGCGAGGGCCAAGCGCCGCGCGCGCTGGACATAGAGAAGCCGCTGGGCACCGTCACCGCCGGAGGCGGCAAGGCGGCGTTGGTCAGCGCATTCTTGAACGAACACGCCAACGCGAGCAACCAGCGCGTGATGCCGGTGAACGAGCCGCTGCGTACGATCTGCGCGCAAGTGAAGGGCGGCCACATCAGCATGGTCACCGCGCATATTACGAAGTTTCGCACCGGCGCCACTGGCAGCGACATGATGGAGCCGGTACCGACGATCACGGCCGGCCCGAAAGAAAACCCGGCCGGCGCGCCGCACGCGCTGGGCGTCGTGACGGCGAACTTGATTCATATGGGCCATGGGGAAGGCAAGGAAGGCGGCAAACGTTTCAGCCACGGAATCCGTGATGTCGAGCAGCCGATCAACACCATCACCGCGAGCGGCGCCACGGCTGGCGTCGTTACCAGCAGTCTGGTGAAATTGCGCGGCACCAGCAGCACCGCGAGCGTCGAGGAGCCGCTACACACCATCAGCGCCGGCGGCCAGCATCACGCCGAGGTGCGAGCCTTCCTGCTCAAGTACTACGGCACCGACCAGCATCCTCGCCTCGAGGAGCCGCTGCACACCGTGACCACCAAAGACCGCTATGGCCTGGTCACCATCCAAGGCGTGGACTACCAGATCGTGGATATCGGTCTGCGCATGCTCGACCCGGCCGAGCTTTACCGTGCTCAGGGCTTTCCAGCCGACTACGTGATCCGCGAAATCCCGGATCCAGCGCTGCTATTCAAGGACGGCAGCCAGGTAGAAGGCAGCCCGCTGGATCTGCCGCGCATTTCGCTCACGAAGTCAGCACAGGTGCGCATGTGCGGCAACAGCGTTTGCCCGCCAATGGCGCGCGCGCTGATACAAGCAAACTTTATGCATGAGCGTGACGTGGGTTGGGTGGCAGCGTGAATATTTTTGCACTAGATCGTGAATGTGTTGCCGAGACTCATAGCCATGTACCGAAATTCGGCAAATCTAACGTCGAATTCTTCCGCTGTGGCATTGCTATCAAACAGCCATCGCAACGCTGCTTTGGCTTCTTCAGCCGACGGGAATTGGTAGAAGAAGGTACCGACAAGCACTATTGTGCCAGTCGTGCTTTGTTCCGCAGATTTTTTTGCACGCCAAGTCTCTGCAAAGTTGCGACCCAAGAGAAGAGCCATCTTTGCAGCCTCTTTCTGGCTTGCGAAATTTCCCTCCAGCTTCGGCATCCCAACTTGTTTTCCTTGATATCTCACTGTTACGTGAGCGGTCCAAGAGTGGTCCTGCATGGGGGTTGTTTTTATCTCGATCTCAAACTCTCGGTAGGGCTCTACCACGGTTGCAGCGTCCATTTAAACCTCAAAAGTTATCCAAAAGGAATCGTATCATGATATACGACTTGTCCCGCGAAGAGCGCCGTCACCGCGCCATCGCCAACGAAAAGCCGGCGCCTGTGCTCAGGCCCCAGCGCTGCGCCTGCGGCAAGGCCGCGCCGGCCAAGCAGCTAGTCCAGCATCAGCACTGCGTCGCCTGCCTGTTCGCCGCGCGCGTCGCGACGCTGCAAGACGACGACCTCGACGTGCTTCACCACATGCTGGGCGCCACCGGGCACCACCCGCAGTCCCGCTGGGGCTTCCGCAACGAATACCTGGCCAACCGCCGCGACCTGCTTGCGCTTGAGCGGCTGGTGGCTGGCGGCTTCGTGCGCGCTGGCACAATGCTTTTGGACTTGCGCTACTTCCACGCCACTCGTGATGGTTGCAAGCTGGCGGGTTTGAGCGCAGTCGCGGCACGCCACGCGTTGGAGCTACTTCATGAGCATTAAAACTCGGCCCGGCAGTATAAAAACTAAATCGCGCTCAAGTTTCTTGGCTCAGCAAAGCCCGTGCGCGATCGACTCCATTGGACACGCGTTCAAACGCGTCTTCGCTGGCCAGGCGGAATTCTTCGACCTGAGCGAACCATTCGTCAATGTTTTGATTATCCAGATGGGGATTTTCGCGACCAAATTCGGTGAGGCGATACGCCGAAGCAAGGCAGTTTTGTACGCCGAGCACCCCTTTAATCATTTCAGTCGAGCGCAGTTCATGCAGAGGTATCAACTCAATGGCCCTTTTCCCTCCGTGAAAATCCAGGTAATAGGACGAGACGAGGAAATAGCCCATGAAGGATCCCTTGTTGCTCATATTGGTGAATGCTTCGTCGATAATTTCTTTGGCATGTGCGACCACGGCAAACGCGGAGAGGAGTCGCTCAACGTCCTCCTCAAGTCTTTCCCTTTTTGCGAGCGCTGCGGCACTCTGAGCTTGTCGATTTGCAAGCGCAAAACCAGAAGCGATGGCGATTACCGAGCCTATAGCTTGAACCCAACCAGCCGCCTCACTCGACGCCAATCCCTTTTTCGGATCCTGCATGACAAGCCGAAGCGCAAACAACATCGAGGCAAATATCCCCAACATAAAGGCGATGGCCACAATATTCGTCGTCGTGCGAACTGCAGCTTTAAGTTTGGACATTTCGCTATCCCAGTGAAATTGCGGATCGTAGCATGATGCGCCGCACACCCATGAAAACTGGCTCCTCCCCAATGAAGCGCCAGGCCTTCGCGCGCACTGAGCGTATCGAAGCGCGTGAGGTTACGAAGACCATCACCAAGGCTGCGCGCGAGAAGAAGCACAAGTGCGTGGTCAAGTCGTGCCGCGCCGAGTTCGTTCGACCGCAGCCGTTCGTGACCTGGTGCTCGCCTGAGTGCGGCACGGTGGTGGCGCTGGCGAAGCTCGACAAGCAACGCCAGGCCACGGCCAAGGCCGAGCGCAAGGACCGCCAGGAGAAGCTGGCCAAGTTCAAGCGCAAGGCTGACCACGTGGCCGACTGCCAGAAGGCTTTCAACGCCTGGGTGCGTTTTCGCGATCGGCTGCTGCCGTGCATCTGCTGCGGCCGCGCCCTGACCGGCGTGGATGGCCTGGGCGCCCACGGCTGGGATGCCGGCCACTATCGCAGCGTCGGCAGCGCTCCACACCTGCGCTTCCATCCGGACAACGTGCACCGCCAGCTGGTGCACTGCAACCGCTACGGCGCCGGCCGCGCGGTCGACTACCGCATCGGCCTGATCAAACGCATTGGCCAGGCAGCTGTGGAGGCGCTGGAGGCCGACAACGAACCGCGCCACTACACGGCCGACCAGCTGATCGCCATGACCGCGCACTACCGAAAACTTTTAAAAGAACTCAAGGCGGCGGCCTGACGGCCGTCGTCAACATCACCAACGGAAATTACCATGAGCGCATTTAGCCACGAAGAACAGAAACTGCTGATCCAGGCCGAATACGGCCAGTTCCTCCGCGACAAAATCAAGCTGGCGCCGTCTAAAGGCTTCGACGTACCGCTCGAGCAAATCCACCCGGGCTTGAAGCCGCACACTCGCGACATCGTGCGCTGGGCACTCGCCGGCGGCCAGCGCGCCGTCTTCGCTTCATTTGGCCTGCACAAGACCAGCACTAATCTTGAGGTGATGCGCCAGATCGGCATCCACCGGCCCGGCGGGATCCGTGGCATAGTCGCGCCGCTGGGCGTGCGCCAGGAGTTCTCGCGCGAGGTGGCGAAACGCTTCACTGGCGACCAGGCCATCGACCTGCGCTTCATCCGCTCGGACGCTGAAATAGACGACCCGGCCACGATTTACATGACCAATTACGAGTCTGTGCGCGAGGCCAAGGTGGACGTGACGAAGTGGCAGGCCTCGGGCCTTGACGAAGCCAGCGTGTTGCGCAGCTACGGCAGCAAGACCTACCAAGAATTCCTGCCGATGTTCGCGCCGGTGGAGTTCAAATTCGTGTACACCGCCACGCCGAGTCCCAACCGGTTCAAAGAACTGATCCATTACGCCGGCTACCTGGGCGTGATGGACACTGGCCAGGCCCTGACGCGCTTCTTCCAGCGCGATAGCGAGAAGGCGGGCAATCTCACACTCTACCCGCACAAGGAGCATGAATTCTGGCTGTGGGTAGCCAGCTGGGCAGTCTTCATCCAAAAGCCCAGCGACCTGGGCCACTCGGACGAAGGCTACGACCTGCCGCCGATCGAGGTCCGGTACCACGAGGTGCCCAGCAACTACGACACAGCCGGCGCCGAGAAGAACGGCCAGGGCCTGCTGATCCCTAATGTGGCCATGGGCCTGTCCGCCGCCGCCGGCGAGAAGCGCGACAGCATGGGCGCGCGCGTGGCGAAGGTGGCCGAGATCATCGCGGCCGATCCCGCTGATCACTTTCTTGTATGGCACGATCTTGAGGATGAGCGCCACGCAATCCAGGCGGCGATTCCGTCTGCCGTGAGCGTGTGGGGTACGCAGCAGATCGACGAGCGCGAGCAGCGGATCGCTGACTTCAGCGACGGCAAGGTGCAGATCCTGTCCACCAAACCCATCATTGCCGGCAGCGGCTGCAATTTCCAGCAGCACTGCCACCGCGAGATTTTCGCGGGGATCGGATTCAAGTTCAACGATTTCATCCAGGCCGTCCACCGCGTGCAGCGCTTCCAGCAGGCGCACCCGGTCATCATCGACATCGTGCATACCGAGGTCGAGCGCAAGGTGCTGGCCGACCTGCAGGTGAAGTGGCGACAGCACGAGGAAATGCAGGCCAAGATGGGCGAGATCATCCGCACCTACGGGCTCGACCAACTGTCGATGCAGGATTCGCTGGCGCGCACGATCGGCGTGCAGCGCCAGGTCGTCGCCGGCGACCGCTTCGAGGTGGCAAACAACGACTGCGTGCTCGAAGCGCTCGAGCAGCCCGACAACTCGGTGGGCATGATCATCACCAGCATCCCGTTCGCCAACCATTACGAATACACGCCGAGCTACAACGACTTCGGCCACACGCAGAACAACGACCACTTTTGGCGCCAGATGGATTTCCTGACGCCGCAGCTGCTGCGCATCTTGCAGCCGGGCCGTATCTACGCTTGCCACGTGAAGGACCGCATCAATTTCGGCAACGTCACCGGCGCCGGCGTGCCCACGGTCAGCCCGTTCCACGCCGAGGCGCTGTTCCATGGCATCAAGCACGGCTTCGACTACATCGGCATGATCACGGTCACAACCGACGTCGTGCGCGAAAATAATCAGACCTACCGCCTGGGTTATTCCGAGGTTTGCAAGGACGGCACGAAGATGGGCGTCGGATCACCAGAATACATCCTGCTGTTCCACAAGCCGCAGACCGACCGTAGCCGTGGCTATGCCGACGTGCCGGTCACCAAGGCCAAGCCGATGTGTCTGGATGAGCAGGGCGCCGCCGTACCTTTCGACCGCAAGCTGGCGCCGATCCCGGGCTCAGGCTACAGCGTTGGCCGCTGGCAGCTTGATGCGCATGCGTACTGGAAAACCAGTGGCGACCGGCTGCTGAGCGCCCAGGAGCTGGCCAGCTACGGTCCGGCCAAGTTGGCCAAGTTGTTCACCGAGCTGTCACTAACCAATGTCTACAACTATGAGTACCACGTGGACGTGGCCGAGGCGATGCTGGCGAACAAGGCTTTGCCGGCTGACTATATGAGCCTGGCCCCGGGCAGCAACGATCCGATGGTGTGGCACGACATCGTGCGCATGAGGACGCTAAACGGCGAGCAGTCAGCCCGCGCGGTAGAGAAACACGTATGCCCCTTCCAGATCGACATTGTGGACCGGCTGGTTAGCCGTTATACCAACCCGGGCGAGGTTGTGTACGACCCCTTCTGCGGCCTGGGCACGGTGCCTGTGCGCGCGATGAAGCTGGGCCGGCGCGGCGCTGGCTCGGAACTGAATCCGGCGTACTTCGCCGACCAAGTGCACTACTGCCGCACTATGGAGCGCGAGCTGTCGGTGCCGACGCTGTTCGATTTCGAAGCCCTGGACTTGGAGAATGAAAAGTGAAGGCCGATCACCCACTCACCGCACGCCGAATCGCCGCCATCACGGCAGCACTCCAAGCCGGCCCGCTGTGCGCGCACGACCTGGCGCCGAAAGTATTTTTATGCTTTGAGCAGGCGCGCCGTTACCTGCAGTTCATGCAGGCCCAAGGCCTGGCCCACATCGCGAAATGGCCACTGCGTTGCACGCCTCGCGCAACCCGCGTTGCCGCATATGCCCTGGGCGGCGGCGCGGACGCGAAGAAGCCCGCACGTCGGACCGGGCAGCAGCGCCAGGCGCGCGCTAAAGCGAAGCTGCGGGCAGACGCTGAGCGGTACGAGTTCCACCTCGCTAAGTGCCGGGCGCGCAAGCGCAAGGCTGCGCGCGACCCGCTCGTCGCTGCAATGTTTGGTAGCACCGTGGAGTCCCGACCATGAACTATTACCAGCACCACATTGGCGACTTCCGCGCCGGTACTTTCACCATGGGGCGTCTGGAGCGCTGGCTATACCGCGACATGATGGACATGTACTACGACACCGAAAAACCGCTGCCTTTGGACCATGAAGAGCTGTTCTACATCCTTGGAACGACCGTTGAACAGGAGCGAACGGCCGTTGAACGTCTGTTGAAATTTAAGTTCCAAAAGACAACAGATGGGTACGTCCACGAGCGCTGCGACAGTGAAATTCGAGCGTTTCACGAGAAGGCTGAGAAAGCTTCGGCTGCAGGTAGAGCTTCTGCTGCCAGTCGTACAACAAAAAAGCCAACGGGCGTTGAACAAGATTTGAACGGACGTTCAACGGACGTTCAACGTCCGTCAACTAACCATAAACCATTAACCAATAACCATAAGAATAAAACCTTGTCGGCGCAGAGCCCCGACGCGCCGAACGCGAGCGACGAGCAGATTGACGACGAGGGCAGGGAGCGCCGCAAGCAGCGCCGCAGCACGCCTGAAGACGAGACGTGCGCGCGCTGGCTCTACGGCCGCATCCTGACGAACAACCCCGGCCATAAGGCGCCGAACTTCGAAGTATGGGCCGACGAGGTGCGCCTGATGCGCGAGCGCGACCACCGGTCCCACCGCGAGATCTGCGAGCTGTTCGGCTGGGCGCAGGACGACGACTTCTGGAAAGCCAACATGCTGTCGCCCGCCAAGCTGCGCGAGAAGTGGGACCAACTGACGATCAAACGCGGCACGCCGCAGAAAGGCACGAAACATGGAAACTTCGCTTCGCAGGATTACCGGGCCGGGGTTAGCGCTGATGGCAAATTCTGAGCGCCGCCCGCGCTTCATGAGCGCGATCCTCGAAACCTGCCAGCAGCACGGCGAATATACCTCGCTGCTGCTGACCGGCGGCTGGTCTGCCTGCGTGAAGTGCGAGCACGCGGCCGAGGCGGCGGCTACGGCAGCCGCACAGGCCTTGTGGCAGGCCGAACTTCGCAACCGAGCTTGGGAGGCGCGGCTGGGCCGCGCGGCGATCCCTGAGCGCTTCTCCGACCGCCGGCTGGGCACCTACGTGCCGACGTGCGAGGAGGCCGAGAAGGCGCTGCGCATGGTCACTCGGTATGCGGACAATTTCGCCGCCGTGCGCAAGGCCGGCGCCTGCCTGATCCTGTGCGGTGACGTCGGTACCGGGAAGACCCACCTGGCCGTCGGCGTGGCGCACGTGGTGCTGGAGCAGGGCGGCCAGGCCGTCTTCACTTCGGTGATGCGCGCGGTCAGGTCCGTGAAGGAAACCTATGCCAAGGGCAACCCGAAGACCGAAGCGCAGGCGATCGCCGACCTAGTCGAGCCGGACCTGCTGATCCTCGACGAGGTGGGCGTACAGCACGGCAGCGACACCGAGAAGCTGGTGCTGTTCGAGATCATCAATGGCCGATACGAAGCTGGCCGCCCTACGATCGTCATCAGCAACTTGGCGATCAAACTGCTCGAGGAATACCTCGGCGCGCGCGCGTTCGACCGGTTGCGCGAGGGCGGCGGCCAGCTTGTGGTGTGCGACTGGGAATCGTACCGGTCGCGGCGGGCTGCCTGATGGGCGCGCGCCACACCTTCGTCGCCAACCCGCTCGACGTCCTGGCCGCCAAGCGCCTGATCGAGCCGGAGGACGTCGATCGCATCGCGCTGCTGGTGCTGATCGCGCTGGACGCGGCCAAGCGCGGCGCAGCGCCGGCGTCGCTGGCCAACACGCTCACCGAGCACCTGCTGACCAGCGCGGCGCTGTGGTCGCAGCAAGGCAATCGGCGACTGTACGAAAAGTCGGTGTTGGCCTGGGAGGCGCTGCGCAAGGCCTGCGCGCGCCCGACGGCGCTTCTCGACCTCACCACTGGCGAGTACGCGGCGATTCGCCTGTCGATCGCGTACTACGTCCGGGCGCTGTCCAGGGTCGAGGTAGGAGCGCTCGCGGCGGCCCACGTCAAGGCGCTGGAGCAGTTGCGCGGCTGAAACTGCGGCCAGCAGGAAACCGTTCGTCAGAAATTGCAACACTTTGCCAATCTGCCCATTGTTTCTGGGATTTCCGTGTGTTAACGTCCTGCCGTCGCCACGGGAGAACGCACATGGGTTATGCAGATCGGTTTGTAATGAGTTTGGGCGCCAGCACGTTGCAGGACGACGCGCAGCATCACGCGGCCGAGCCGTTGGCCGCCGCAGCTCTAGCCGACCTGACTGGCGCGGGGTTCGGTGCGCTGCTGACCCGCGTGAAGTACGCCGATGGATCGATCAGCAAAACTTTCGAATCGGGCACGCAAAACCTAGCGCAACTGCTACGCATCTGGACCGAGCGCGTTACCCAGAAGGGCCGCGAACGCAAGTGGGTGAAGGAGGGCACCGAGTGGGACGTCCGTGCCGCCCTGACCTTGTATCGCCGCGTCGCCGAGCGCTCGCTGGCTTACTGGCTCGACGGGAAATGCGGCACCTGCCACGGTACCGGTACGGCAAACCGCATGCTGTGTTCGCCATGCAAAGGCAGTGGCCGAGGCGAGATCGGTGGCGGCGGCTTCGAGCGCGAAAAGGCGCTTGACATGGTTAGCGAGCTGGAGGGACTGCTCCAGTCGCACAACGCTCGCTCAGCAGTACTTCTACGCTAGTGCGCTACCGGCTGAAAAAAATCTTCTAGTTTTGGTCGGAATATTTGTGGCATGGATTCCCGGGTGAGATCAGTAAATGAAATATCCCGGTCTTGGAAGTCGGCTGCAGAAAGCAGCATGTACCGCTCGATTTTCTCGTTCCGCTCGTCGAGCACGGCGCCAAACAGGAAATCGAACCCCGTCGCAAGCCGTTTGTTGATCCTCCATCGAACATAGCCCCATCTTTTGTCTACCGCGCATCTGATGACGCGGATTGAAACTGTTACTGAATCGTTGATCCGCAATGTATGGGGAATTTCAGTTTCTGTCCAACTTGCTCCTGCTAGAGCAATTGCCGCCTTTACCTGGTCAACGATGATCGCCTTTAGCGACAGTGTTCTGATTCGGGTGGCGAGTGCTTGACCGTTGAAATCTCCAGGTATCCCTGCCAACTCGTAGGCTTTGTAAAGGCTACCAAAGCGACGATTAAAAAGCTGGCAGGCCGGCGCTTCAGAATCACGATCTATCAATCCGCTCGTGATGCGACCGTGCTCGCGGTAGATTCTTTGCAAGGTGGCCATCAGCTCTTCGGTGGTGTACCGGTAGTTCCTGTCGCACCGTTCCGCGCGGGCCGCGTGGAAAAGCTCGAGCGGGACTATCGGAGGAAACGCGCCGTCGCAGCGAACCCATAAGTGCGGTGGATTGCGAACTGCCGTTTTTTTCAGCTTGTACGATCCCTTGTTGAACACAAGATTTCCGATGTATTTTTCGTTGCGTAGCATCCCGCGAATTAACGCGCCCGTCCAAGGCCTCCCAGACTCTGACGCGACATTTTGTTCGTTGAGGACCGCCGCGATGCGCCGGTCACCAATTTGGTCGGCAGCATACCATTTAAATATTAGATTGACGACTTCAATTTCCTCTTTCGGGCCTGGAACTAGCACCACGCGATGTGTCTGAACGGCCTTCCACTCGCCTTTTTCCATAAGTCGTAAAAATTTTCCATCAGCGTCAAGCAACGCTCGGCGCAACCCATATCCAGCCATCCCGCCCAATTTGTATCCCATCCGGATAATTCGGCACTGAGCAACGAACACTTTCGAAGATAGCTCGCGACTGTAGTCCGCGGCGGCTATGCGCTTCATCGCTTTGATGATCGATGTATATGGTGAATCGTCGTTGGAGAACGATTCGGTGCAGTAAGTGACCTGGACCCCATTCAGCCGGCAGATGTATTCGTAGTGGGCGCTTTCATCGACATCCTGAAACCTTCCCCATCGGCTCACATCGTAGACCAGGATCGAGGTGAAGTCGTCCTTCGTCTGTACATCCGCCAGCAGCTGCTGAAGCCCAGGCCTTCCCCGCATAGTGAGTCCGCTCTTGCCCGAATCTTCGTACACCGCGACTATGGTTATGTCATGCTCCGCTGCATACTCTTTGATGCGCTGCATCTGATTCGCTGTAGAGTATGTCTGTTTTTCCGTAGACATCCTGACATAAGCCGCAGCGCGACGTAATGGTATCTCGCTCGGTAATCCATGCATGCTGGTCATCGCGTCGCTCCGTTCGAATGGTGGAAAAGCAGCGACAGGATAGCGCGGCGAGCGGTCTCGTCAGATATTTTATGGCCATGTCGAAGGGCACCCCGTTTTCATGCAGTAGCGCTGCGGCGAACGGGATGCCGTGGGTGGCCGCTAGCGCGCGGGCAGCGAAGCAAAGGCGTAGTTGTTTTTTCATGTGCCTACAATACAGCCGACGCGACCATGGGCACTTGATGTAGCTCAAATTGCAGAATCTGCAAAAGCCCTATTGCGCACAATAAAATTTCTATGTTAACTTGCGGCTACACACTTCCTGCACTCGTAATGATCGCTTCTGCGGCACCGATAGCATGAATTTGCGAGTAGACCAGCCGATGTGCCTCCGCTCGCGTGTGTCTCCCGCTCACTTCGCAGATAGCGCTGGAGCACCCCAAGCCACCCGTGCGGTGGCTTTTCTAATTCCGCATTCGAAACGCGAGGCGGCCATGCCTGACACGACCCGCCCGCCGAAGGAACTCGTCCGCGAGTACCTGGAGCGCCGCACGCACGCGCCGCTGGAGCCGCCGCCGACGCCTGACGAGATCCGGCGCCAGTTGGGCTGGCATCTACTGCCGACGATTTGCCAACCGGACCGCGACGAACGAGATTGAAAGTGCAGGCCACAGCACGCTGGCCGCCCAGGAGGTGCGATATGAAGTAGGCAAACCTGACAGCTTGGGTCGCAAGGCCAACCCCCCCCCAGCCGGACGCCGCCTACGGGCTGCGTGCCAAACCGGCCGCCGAGACGCTGTAACTCGGCATCCCTCGCAAGAGGCGCTACACGCATGGCATCTGCAGTCGGGAGTCCCCGGCCAGCGCAGCAGGTGCCATTCGTGTAACGATTCGCCGCACCCGCATTAATCCCGAGGCTTCGGCAGAGGATGAGACTGTGGGGCGGCTCATATGTCTCCTGTAGCGCCTTTGCCGCCGGCCGCATCACTGCGCTGGCGGCTTTTTTATTTGAGGTGGCCATGCCCAGTATCGACTTCCGCGGCATCTTCATCGTGGGCGTGCTGCTCGGCGCCGCGTTCGTTGGCGTCATTGCCGGCGCTGTGGTGCTGGCCTGGCCGCACGTGTGGAGCTGGCTCAAGCCGCTGCTGCACGCTGCAACATCCTGAGCCCTCTGCGCATTTAGAACACGGGCGTACCTGCCATCGCACTCCAGCGGCAGGGCTTGCAAAAGCGGGTGCAGTTCGCCGACGAAACAAGACCGGGTGGGTCCGGCCGCCGGGCGCAGATCAGCGCGCCCTGCGGTCCCAGCCTGGAGCGGGCGGCGACGCCAAGGAACACTATGAACAAGCACCAGCACCACAGCAACAACGACGTGCTGGGCGCTCCGCTCGGCTGGAGCCAGGCACAGCTGCCATGCAGCGCCTTACCGATCACCCGCACCGAGTGCGACGGCATCCCCGCCGTGGTGAGTTACTGGAAACCCTCACAGAACGAGCTGGCTATTCTGGCCGGAGGCGGTTCTATCGCTCTGTGGGTGATTGGCTCGACTATGCCGCCGGTCATGCTCGCGGTAGATCCCGCGTAGGACTTAAATGCGCGTAATACGCTGCGTGTCTCGCCCGTGCGTCCAGATGATTTGAAATTCGGTGTCGGAGATAGGAATCACCTCTTCGCCAGTGGTCAGCGTGTAGCGCCGCAACCTTCCGCCCGTCGAGGCTTGGGACTGCGCGCAGGCATCGACGTATGACTGGAATATGTGCACCTCGTAGACAACACCTTCGTCGCTAACAGCTTCAAGATTCCCCACAAATTCTTCGGTTCGCAACATTTACAGCCTCTGACTCGGTGGGGGTTACCCATTCTAAGCGCATTTAGCTTTATCCGCAGGACTATACGAGGGACAAATGGGGCGTAAATCATCCCTGACAGAAAAGCAGTGGTCGGAGATCGAGCGCCGCCTCCTCGCAGGGGAGAAGGGCAGAGCCCTCGCCCGCGAGTTCGACATCTCCGAAGCCGCCATACGCAAGCGCTGTGGTGCGCAGACGAAACAAGTAAAAGATGTTGCAAATCAATTAGTTGCAGCAGAGACAGCCTTCCGCGCACTTCCGATTAGTGCGCAAATTCAAGCGCGTACCTTGGCCGATGAGCTCAAGGAGATCTCGATGCACCTGGCTGGCGCCGCACGCTTCGGCGCTGCCACCGCGCACCGCCTGTCGGGCATTGCCCACGCCAAGGTTGCCGAGATCGATGACGCCAAGCCGATGGACGATGAAAGCCGGGTCGCTCTGTCCGACATCGGCGCGCTGACACGGCTCGCCAACGGCGCCGCTGAGATCGGTCTGGACCTGATCAAGGCTACGAAGGACATCAAGCCCGAGGACGACAAGCCGACGCCTGTGCAGATCGTGATCGGCGTTAAGGACGCTGCGCGGCATGACGACACCCAACCTCGAACTGAACATCCCGCAGGCTAACTTTCTAAACCTGCCGCACAAGTACAAGGCCTACGTGGCCGGCTTCGGCTCCGGCAAGACATTCGTCGGCTGCGTGGGCATCTGCATGCACTTCTGGCAGTGGCCGGGCATCAGCCAGGGCTACTTCGCACCGACCTATCCGCAGATTCGCGACATCTTCTATCCCACGATGGAGGAGGTGGCCCACGCGATGGGCTTGAAGATCAAGGTCAAGCAGGGCGACCACGAAGTCGAGGTGTACGAGGGCCGGCTCTACCGCGGCACGGTCATCTGCCGCTCGATGGAGAAGCCGGAAACGATCGTGGGCTTCAAGATCGGCCATGCACTGATCGACGAGCTCGATGTGATGCCGATGAAGAAGGCTGAGACGGCCTGGCGCAAGATCATCGCGCGGATGCGCTACAACGTGCCAGGGCTGCTGAACGGCATCGACGTGACCACCACGCCGGAGGGCTTCAAGTTCGTCTACGCGCAGTTTGTGAAGGCGGTGCGAGACAAGCCAGAGCTGGCGGCGCTGTACGGCCTGATCCAGGCGAGCACGTTCGACAACGAGCTCAATCTGCCGGCGGACTATATCCCGTCGCTGCTGGCCAGCTACCCGCCGGCGCTGATCGACGCCTACCTGCGCGGCAAGTTCACCAACTTGACCAGCGGTAGCGTGTACCCGGACTTCGACCGGATCAAGAACCGCAGCACGGCGATCATCCTGCCGGGCGAGCCGCTGCAGGTGGGCCTGGACTTCAACGTGCAGAACATGACTGCCTGCATCAACGTGGTCCGCGAGGGAATGCCGTTGACGCTGGCCGAGCGCGTGAAGGTGCGGGACACGCCGGCCATGGCCCGAATCCTGAAAGAGGACTTCGCCAATAAGGGCCACCAGATCAAGATTTACCCGGATGCCTCCGGCCAGAACACCAGCAGCAAGAATGCCAGCGAATCGGATCTGTCGATCCTGCGCGCGGCCGGCTTCCAACTGGAGGTGAACCACACCAACCCTGCGGTGAAGGACCGTGTCAACGCCTACAACGCGATGATCCTAAACGCAGCAGGCGAACGGCAGTGGAAGATCAACACTGACCTGTGCCCGACCACCACCGAAGCGCTCGAACAGCAGGTGTGGGGCGCGGACGGCCAGCCAGATAAGAAGTCTGGGCACGACCACCCGAACGACGCCAACGGCTACTTCATCGTCAAGCGGTACCCGATAGTAAAGCGCGAGACCTCGGTGTCGTCGCTGCGTCTGTAATCACAAGGAATTCCCATGGTTCACCCAGTACGCAAACAATCCGACGAGGCCACAGCGCTCAACGAGCACTGCGCGCTGATCGACGCGCTGCTGGGCGGTACGAAGGCCATGCGCGCCGCCGGCGAGCAGTACCTGCCGCGCTGGCCGGCAGAGGATTCGGATTCGCACAAAACGCGCCTGGCCGTGGCAACGTTGTTCCCGGCCTACCAGCGCACGATCGAGGTGCTGGGCGCCAAGCCGTTCAGCAAGCCGGTCACGCTGGGCAAGGACGTGCCCGCGAAGCTGCAGCCGTGGCTCGAAGACGTCGATCGCCAGGGACGCAACCTGCATGCTTTCCTCGCTGAGGTGGGCCAGGAGGCGCTGGGCTATGGTTTCTCGGGCATCCTGGTGGACTACCCGCCGACGCAGGACAAGGACGGCAAGCAACTCTACGTCACCAAGGCGGACGAGCAGGCCGCTGCGGTACGGCCGTACTTCGTGCAGATTCACCCCAAGAACATCCTGGGCTGGCTGACCGACAGGAATGGCCTCAAGCAGCTGCGCTTGCTGGAAACGGCCACCGAGGAGGACGGCGAATTCGCAACGAAGGAAGTCGAGCAGGTGCGCGTGCTGACGCGCGGCGCCTGGGCGACGTGGCGCAAGGTCGAGGGCGGCAACAAGCAGGACGACTGGCAGATTCATGAACGTGGTGTGACCACCATCAAGGGCATCCCGTTCGTTCCCGTCTACGGCAACCGCCTGGGCTTCATGCGTGCTCGGCCGGCGCTGCTCGAGCTGGCCTATGCCAACGTCGAGCACTGGCAGAGCAAGAGCGATCAGCAGAACATCCTGCACGTCGCTCGCGTGCCGATCCTGTTCGGGAAGGGATTGGGCGAGAGCCAGATCTCGGTTGGTGCTGGCACGGCGGTAAAGGCTGAACATCCAGACGCTGACCTTAAATTCGTGGAGCACAGCGGCAAGGCAATCGATGCCGGCCGCCTGTCGATCCTCGACCTTGAAGACCGCATGCGCCAGGCCGGCGCCGAGCTGCTGGTGATCAAGCCCGGCAACGTCACCGAGAGCCAGACGCTGGCCGACAACGAGCAGGGCGCTTGCGCGCTGCAGAAGGTGGCCGAGAACATCGAGGACTCGGGCGACCAGGCGCTGCAGTTCATGGCTGAGTGGGTGGGTGAGGCGCAAGGCGGCCACATCACCGTGTTCAAGGACTTCGGCGCCGCAACCCTGGCCGAGGCCAGTGCCGAGCTGCTGCTGAAGGTCAATCAGGCCGGCCGACTGTCCAACGAATCGCTGTATGGCGAGTTGCAGCGGCGCGGCATCGTCCGGCCCGACGCCACATGGGCGGAAGAGCAAGAGCGCATCGATGCGCAGGGGCCGGCACTGGCAAACCTGCCCGATCCTGACGCGCCGCCGGCACCGCAACCGAAGGCCAAGCCTAAAGCAACATGATCGATCCGCTGCTCGACCATACCGTCCGCCACCAGGTGAACATGGCCCAATACGGCAATTACGTACTGGCGAAAATGATCCGGGTGCTGAACCTTACCGATGCTGACCTGATCGGCGCCCTGAACGCGGCGCTGGAGGAGGTCGACGCGGACTCCTTCAAGGTCCAGCGCCTGGACAAGCTGCTGGCCAGCGTGCGGGAAGTGAATGCCCAGGCTTACGCGAAGCTGTACGGCGCCATGGCCGACGAGCTCCAGGCCTACGTGGAGTACGAAGGCCAGTTCCAGTACGACCTGTACAAGCAGGTGGTTCCGGCGACGTTCAGCATTTCCAGTGTGGTACCGGAGCAGGTCTACGCCGCCGCGATGGCGCAGCCGATGCAGGGCCGCCTGCTCAAGGACTGGGCGGCCAACCTGTCGGCCAGCCGGCTGCAGCGCGTCAAAGACACCATCGCCGTGGGCTATACCCAAGGCAAGACGACCAGCGACATCGTGCGTGAGATTCGCGGCACGAAAGCCCTGAACTACGCCGACGGCTTGCTCGACACGAGCCGCCGGGAGGTGGACGCGGTGGTGCGCACTGCGCTGAGCCACACGGCCCAGGTCACGCGCACGCGCTTCACGAAAGAAAACGATGACATCCTCGGCGACGAGATGTGGGTCAGCACCCTGGACGGCCGCACCAGCCCGGAGTGCCGCGCCCGCGACCACCTGCTGTACACCAGGGGCGACCATCAGCCGGTCGGTCACGACCTACCATGGCGCGCCGGCCCTGGCCGCATCCACTGGTGCTGCCGCTCGTCCTCGATCGCGCTGCTGAAAGGCCAGAAGTCGCTGACGGGCGCGCGTGCGTCCGCTGGCGGTTCGGTCGATGCGAACCTGGCCTACTCGGACTGGTTCAAGCAGCAGACCGCTGACGTGCAGGACCAGGTCATCGGCCCGGCGCGGGGCGACCTCTACCGCGCCGGCAAGTTTGACGTCAAAGACTTCACGAACGACAAGGGCCGGATGGCCTCGCTAAAGGAATTGCGCGCGCGCGACGGCGCCGCCTTCCGGCAGCCGCCCGGCGACTTCACTGTGTACGATTCGACCTATCCGCGCACGCTGCCCGACACCTCGACGCCGGCACGCCAGCAAGCTGTAGCAATCGAGGAGCGCATCCGAGACGACACGCTGGAGACAGGCGCTTTCGTGGCGCCTGATGGCAAGGTGCTGGCGCAGCGCCAGGGGCAGCCAGATCGGGTAACCTTCAAAGGGTCGGATTTCGATGGCGTGGCCGGCGCGGTGTTCACGCACAACCACCCAGGCGGCACGTCGTTCTCGCTGGCCGACGTGGCCCATGCGGCAGATCTCAACCTGGCTGAGTTGCGAGCCGTGACACCGCTGCAGCGGTTCAGCATGATGCCGGGCAAGGCCTGGCCTGATCCTGGCACCATCCAGAAGGCTTATAATGCTGAGTTGAAGCACGCCCAGCTGGACGTGCACAATCGCGTCACGGGCGGCGAACTGCAGGCGAAGTTCAAGGCCGCCGAAACTGCCCACATCCTGTGGGAGCGCGTGGCGAAACGACTCGGCATGCAGTACACCAGGGAGAATTCGTAGATGGAACCGCAAAAGTGGCCGGAGAAGCACATCGGCGACGTCATTGTCGAGCGCAAGGGGCATCCAGTCTGGTGCACCCGTGCTGACGTTCGGCCGGACGACGGGCGTTGCTTCTACGATGGCGATCTGTCTGACGTGCTCGAGCCTGATGACCCTCGTGTGGCGGACTGATGCTGCACCTGGTCCCTGACACTCCGGCACCTGAGAAGCCGAAGCTGCGTAGCGCCCGCGCCAGCAAGCCGGCCGACATGCTGCAATGCCCGCGCTGCCAAGGCCGGGAGTTCATCGAGACGGTGATTGGCGCCATGGTGCAGGCGCGCAAGCTCAAGGGCGGCACCCGGCAGATCGTCTGCTTCGGCTGCATGCTGAATGGTGAGCGCGTGGTCGTCGCATAAATCGACCACAAATATTCCAAAAATTATTCTAAAGGCCGCCCGGGCAACCTGGCGGCTTTTTTTATGCCTGGGCCATATGCACATAGCCATCAACATCATCTGCTGGCTGTGGGGCTGCTGGGTCGCGTTCAACCTGCTCATGGTCGCTCTGGCCGCCACAGTGCTGCCAGTCCACCAAGCGCACTTTGACGGGTTCCGCGCTCGGTTGCCGTCCTGGTTGCCTGAACTGCTAACCAGCGACGAGATTGCCGCGGTGGTTTCGCACGAGCATGGTCACCGATACCATCTGCACGTCTGGACCAACCTCGCGCTGCGCTGCCTGCTCCTGACCCCGGGCGCGCGCTGCCGGCGCCGACAGGAGATCGAAGCCGACGACTACGCCGTCGCTCACGGGCACGGCCGCCACATGGCCAGCGCGCTCCGAAAGCTGTCGAGTCACCCTGACGACATATCCCGGGCCGAGCGCCTGGAACGAATGTAAGACCAACCTGAATTTCACCAAGCCGCCTTCGAGCGGTTTTTTTATGCCGCAAGCGGACGCGACGCGGTGCACGGCCGGAAGGCCATCGATAGGGCGGATGCCCGGAAAGTCATACCATGCCATTCAAATACAACGCCGACGGCACGATCGCTCTGGACGACAAGAAGCTGCCGATCTTCATCCATTCGAACGGCACCGAGGCGGCATTTGACGCCGAGGCCACGCTCGGAACCATCTCCCGCTTGAACGGTGAAGCGAAGGCGCATCGCGAAGCGAAGGAAGCGGCCGAGACCAAGCTGAAGTCGTTCGACGGCATCGAAGACGGCGTGGCGGCACTGGCGGCCCTGAACACCGTGAAGAGCCTGAGCTCCGGTGAGCTGAAGACTGCCGCCCAGGTGAAAGAAATCCAGGATGCCGCCGCCAAGACCGCGCAGGAGCAAGTAGCCGCCCAGGCCAAAGCCAGCGCCCAGCAGTTGCAGGAACTGACCGCGACGCTGGAAAAGCGCACCAATGAATTGAACAACCACATGATCGGCGGTGGCTTTACTGGCTCCAAGCTGTTCAACAAAGAAGCGAAGCATCCAAGCCAGCTGGCAATCCCGCCTGAGATGGCGCGCGCCTACTTCGGCGGCAACTTCAAGGTCGAAGACGGCAAGATGGTTCCTTACGACGCCGCTGGTAATAAGATTTTTTCGCCGACACGCCCTGGTGAGATTGCCGACTTCGATGAAGGCCTGGCTCAGCTCGTCGCCGCCTGCCCGTTCAAGGAGCAGATTCTGGCAAGCTCGGGCGCATCCGGTGGTGGCGCCCAAGGCAACGGCGGGAAGACGCCAGGCGGCAAGAAGCAGATTACGCGCGCCGAGTACGACGCCATGGATCCCATGGCCCGCGCCGGCGCAATGAAAGAAGGTGCCGCGATCGTTGATTGATCCCGCTCGCTCCACACACGAGGCCCGCTACATGCGGGCTTCTTCGTTTTCGCAGTACCGCAGTGCTTTGCCGGCGCCTGGATGGGCAAGTCGGTGCTTTTGGGCTGGATGGCCTCTCTGTTCAAAACCTCAAACCACCAATTAAAGGCAATTCCAACATGAAGAAAATGATGATTTCCATCGTCGCCCTGGCTGCGATGGCACTGACCTCCACGGCCCAGGCCGTCAGCACCTGCGCCGACAAGATGGCATTCGGTACCAAGGTCGTCTGCGAAATGGTCCAGGCCCACATCTGGAACTACGCTACCAAAACCGGCCTGGCACTGGGCTCGAACAACCTGACCGGCCTGATCACCACGCTGTACAACGCGATGGATGTGGTATCACGCGAGCAGGTGGGTATGATCCCGGCCGTGTCCGCAGACATGACATTCGCCCGCGCTGCCGTCGGCCAAGTTGTGACTTCGCCAGTCGCGCCAGCGGCAACCGCGACCGACATCACGCCGGCCGTGACGCCACCGAATGACGGCGACCAGAACATCGGCAACAAGTCGGTAACCCTGACCAAGGCACGCCGTGTGCCGATCCGCTGGAACGGCGAAGAGAAGCTGGCTCTGGACAACAGCGGTAACAGCTACAACATCATCCTGCGAGACCAGTTCGCCCAGGCGATGCGCACGCTGTGCAATGAAGTCGAATCGGACCTGACTGCGCTGCACGTCAAGGCCTCCCGCGCCTACGGCACCCCGGGCACTGCGCCTTTCAGCATTGCCAACGATCTCGGCGACACCGCCGGCGCCCTGCGCATCCTGGAAGACAACGGCGCCCAAGGCCTCGACTTCCAGATGGTGCTGGGCTCGGCCGCGATGCAGAACATGCGGGGCAAGCAATCGGGCTTGTTCAACGTCGAGAAGGCTGGTCGCGAGGACATGCTTCGCGACGGCATCACCGACCGTCTGCAAGGCCTGGCGCTGCGCCAGTCTGCGCAGATCAAGCGCCCAGCGAAGGGCACCGCCGCCGGCGCGACCACTAACGCAAACGGCTATGCATTCGGTGCCACAGTCATCACGCTGGCCGCCGCCGGTACCGGTTCGTTCATAGCGGGCGACGTAATCGCTTTCGCCGGCGATCCCGAAAACAAATATGTCGTCTCGTCCGGCGACGCTAGCACGGCGGATGGCGGCACCATCACCATCGCTGCGCCAGGTCTGCTGCAAGCAATCCCGCCCGCTGCGACCGCGATCACCGTCGCCAACGTCGGCTTCCGCAATATGTTCTTCGCCCGCTCGGCAATCGTGCTGGCAACTCGCGTTCCGGCGCTGCCAGCGCAGGGCGACTCAGCCGCCGACCGCACCATCATCACCGACCCTGTGTCGGGCCTGTCGTTCGAGGTGAGCATGTACATGCAGTACCGCCAGGTCCAGTACGAGATCGCACTGGTGTGGGGCGTCGGCGCTGCCAAGGACGAGCACATCGGCATCCTGCTGGGCTAATCCATCAACACCACCCGGCGGCCAGGACGGCGCCGGGCAACCTGCGAGAACGCAATGCCAACCATCAAAATCAAGTCCAGCGACCCTGCTACCCAAGGTCCTTTCGTCATTATCGAAAAGGGCGACTTCAACCCAGATTTCCACGAACTTTACGACGACGGCTCCGACCAAGGCATGGGCGACGTAGAGCGCGCGCCGACCATGGCCGAGCTGTTGGCCGCCCGCGACCAGCTGATCGCGCGCGAGCGCCAACTCGCCGACCTCGAGCAGAGCCTCACCGAACAGGCGCGAGCCAACGAGGTCGAGGCCCAGCGCCTGGCCGACGAGCGCTCCGCTGCCGAAAAGGCGAAGACTGCTTCCGACGCTGCCGACAAGGCTACCAAGAAGGCCGCCGACAAAGCTGCAGCCGACGCGAACAAGTCGTAAGCACTACCTCCAGCACCACAAACAGCCCGCCGCGTGCGGGCTTTTTCAATTCCGCCACCGAGATAGCTAATGTCCACAACCACCAAGATTAAAGTAGGCGAGTCCGCCAAGACCATTTCGCTGCCCGAGGGGCAGGCGCTGGTTCTCACAGGCTCGACCGGCGCTGCCGGCGTGGCCTACTTGCTGGACCAGGCGCTCGGCGGCACCAATTCACTGCGGTCGTGGGTCATCGGCGCCGGAGCGCTGGCTGCCATTGGCCCGTACGAAAACACGCAGCTGATCCATGTGACGTGCTCGGCCGGCTCGATCGCGGCGACTGTCAAAGATGCGGTGCTGACGATCTCTGTCTCGACAACGCCGACACCAACGCCGACCCCGACGCCAACCACGCCAGGCCAGCCGGCAAAACCGGTCCTGACTGCTATGGCGGGCGCCGTGAGCCTGGCCTGGACGCCGGGCGCCGCCGGCAGCACGGCTACCACCGGGAACATCTGGACCGACATCAACGGCAACGTCACGCAGCTGACCACTAATCCGCAAACGATCACGGCGCCGGCCGGAACGCCGTACACCGGCACGGTGTCCACGGTAAATGCTCAGGGCGCTGGGCCAGCATCTGCGCAGGCCGATCCCGTCACGCCCATCTCGATGCCGACCGTCGTGCCGTTCGACAGCACGGTGGCATTTCCCGCTGGCCAGCAGGTCACGTATGCCGGTGGCCTGTACACATTCACCGCCGCGCATCCTGCCGGGAACTGGACCGGTGCCGACGTGACGTACAACGGCCAGAGCGGCACGCGCGCGCTCAATACAGTGGGCATGAGCAAACCACTCGGCGTGGTCAGCTCGTTCACCTCCGGCGGCATGGACACCACCACGACGACAGCCCCCAGCGGCTCGCGCGGCGGCAAATGCCAGATGGAAGCGCCCTTCACGAAGCTGCGTGTGGTGCGCTACCAGCGCGAGGCGGCACCTACTCGTGGATTCGCGATTTCGGTTGCCTCGACCGAGACCGACAGCGCGTCGAGCATTTCGAATGCTGTTGACCCGATCGTCGGCGGCGTCGCGTACAGTGTGCTGCGGGCAAACTCGCAGTATGGCTTTGCCCGCGTCCCTTGGGGCGGCCAGCCACGCTCGCCGATCCAAGCGCCAGCAGGCGTCAGCTCGCCAGGCCAGGGCTACGTCACGCATATGAGCACGGCGATCTCCGACTGGGTGGACTGCGCCAGCGTGACGCCGCTCAACAACAAACTGCCGATGGTTGTCTTCCGCTACAACGGCCTGGCCAACGCCGGCGACGTCGGCTCGAACGCCAACCAGGGCACGCTGGGCGCCATGTACAACGCCTACATCAACGGCACCGCGACCGGGCGCTTTCTCGTCGCACCGAGCGTAGGCGCTGGCGATCACGTGGCCGATCCGACGTTGTCGCGCGCTGGCGCCACGATGTACGACCCGACGCAGTACAACACCGGCATCTGGCAGAACATCGCATTCTGCGCCGAGCATGGCATCCCGACGCGGGTGGTTGCCGGGTTCGGCGACTCGATCACAGAGGGCTACTCCTGGTGGCAGAACGCGGTCTACGCGCTCAGCACGCAGAAAGCGCCGGCTTACGTGGTGAATTTTGGCTGCAGCACCAACCGCGCCGCGCAGTACCTGGAATTGCTCAAGTCTCAGTTGCGTGAGGAAAACTACTTCACCGACATTTTGATTCCGTCGTTTTCGCCGAACGAAGTGCAAGCGATGACCAGCACGCTGGCCGATGGATTTATCGCCGGCCTGCAGGATGCCATTGAGCTGTGCCGAGTCTATAACAAGCGTCTGTACATCTGGACTAGCTACGCCGCCAAAACCACCCGCTATGCAGGCAACTCGACAGCGACCGCCGCGATTCGAAAAATCAACGACTGGGTACGCGCTGAAGCTGGCAAAACTGGCGCGCTGTTCAACCTGATCGAGATCGAAAACGGCTGGGACAACGCCAGCATGATCGTGACCGCGAACAGCGACAACACGCACCCGAACGCCACGGCCGGCATCCCCTACATGACCTCTCGCTGCCTGCCAGCCATCCAACTCGGAGCGTAAAACATGCCAATAGCAACCATCAGTATTTCGGCGCTGGTCGGCAAGGCCAGCAGCGTGTCGGGCTCATTCACGACCGACGCCAACCCGGAAGTGACGACCACCACCACTGCGGACGCTACCGCGAACCAGACCGCGCTGACGGTCGTCACTACCGCCGGCTTCGAGTCGGCCGCCGACTACCTGACGCTGGCCGGCGCGGGCTTGAACGGCGCCGACGCGAACATTCAGGTGACGGCGCTGGGCGTGTCGGGCGTGAACGCGGCTACGCGCGTAACCATTCCCGGATTCGCGATCAAAACCACAGCCCCATCCGGCGCCGCCGTGGCCCGCTGGAACCGGATCGCCATCACGGCGCGCCCGAAGCATGTGCGAATCACACGCCGCGACAACGGCGATTATTTCGATTGGACCGACGGCATGGAGCCGGTCAGCGCAAACACCTCGATCGGTGGCGTGCAATCGTTGCAGGCCCGGGTGATGCTGTGCCAGCCGGGCGCCATTCACATTGCCCCGGGAATTCTGGCCGCCTCGCAGACCTACGACATTGTTATTGACTACTGACCGGGGGGGGATATGCGCAAATACGGGACTTTCTTCCGGCCGTTTGCGGCTGATTCGCTGTGGAACAGCCGGCCCATCAATCCGGTGCTGGACACGTGGGTGATCCCGCCGTGCTTCAAGCCCAGGGGTAGCACTGCAAAATGCTATCCCTCGGTCGCCGCCGGCGCCTGGTCGAGCGGGGTGTACCAGGCCCTGCCGACCGACCCGGCGCAGACCGTCTACCCGCAGTCCGGGCAAGCTGGTGTGTTCGACTCGGACGCCGATGAGTGGAAGTCAGCGATCACCATCCCGCATTGGCCGGCGGGCGCCGTCGGCGCTACCGGCTCGGATGGCCACTGCGACATCATCGACGAGGAGGCCGGTGTGATCCATTCGTTCTGGCAGCTCAAGAGCGACAGCACCGGGCGCTTCACGGCGCGCCAGTATGGCTGGGCGCCCCTGCAGGGTACTGGCTTCGGAGACGCCGCACACTACTCGCAAGGCGCCCGCGCAACCGGCGTGCCGGCCTCGGCTGGCATGATTCGCACGCACGAAGTGAACGATGGCAAAGCGATGTTCGAGCACGCGCTGGCTTGCTCGCTGGACCAGACTGGCCTGTCCGCGTCGCCGGCGTTCATCCCGCCAGCCACCTCGTCGGACTATAACCCGCAAGTCAATACCGGCCAGATCCCCGAAGGCGCGCTGATCATGCTGCCGGCCAGCTACGACACCGCGCGCCTGGCGCGCTGGCCGCTGCTCCAGAAGGTGGCCGAGACGCTCAAGGTCTTCGGCGCCCGTGTCGTCGACCGCAACGAATTCACGCCCTTCGTGATCTACGTGGAGAATGGCTCGGGCTGGAAGATGTCGCCGCTCGCATGGGATACCGACATGGCCAACGAGCTGGAACTGATCCGTGCGCATCTGCGCCAGGTGATGTCGCAGGACGGGTTCATCGCCGGCGAAGAGGACGGGGTGGCGGAGGATAGCATCCTTTCGCTGCGCGGTCCGTGGAAGCACGAGAAGACCGGCGCCGTGGCACGCGGGCTGTACGACACCCTGGCGCAGGGCCTGCGGTTTGATGCCAATACGACGCTGGTCAGCGTCAAGAACAGCGACGGTACCGGCCTGCGCGTCCAGCGCTACAAGCCGCAGGCTGGCGATTACCTGCAGCTCGCCACGGCTTCCGACTGCGGCGCGCGCCTCAAGATGGTTGTCCACGGCCAGAAGGCCGGCGGCGGCGTGGCGCCCGATCTCGTAATCGTTCCACTCGATGGCGCGCCGGTAGCGTTCACGTGGCCTCCCGGCGGCTGGATGGAGTTGGTGGCATGGAAGTTTCCGGGGGCGGGCGGAGTGTTGAGGGCAACGTTAAAGAAAATCACAGAGGCCGAGTATCTGGCGGCGACGAAATAGGGACGGTCATGCTTAATCTTGAAACCGGCGCCGGCCTGCCGGATGCTGACAGCTACGCCAGCGTGGAGCAGGCTGATCGACAGCTCGAAGCTCTTGGTGTGGCCGACTGGTCGCCACTGGACCAGGCCGCGAAGGAAATCGCGCTGCGCAACGCGACGCGCTTCATGGCCGCAAACTACCGGCTGCGCTGGGCCGGCCGCCGCGTGCATCAAGCGCAGGCGCTGGATTGGCCGCGCTACGGTGTGTGCGTTGACGAATGGCCGGTGCGCAGCGATGTTGTGCCACGCGAAGTCGTGAGCGCGTGCATTGACCTGGCGGCGCGAGCAGGGCGCGGCGAGCAGCTGCTGCCTGACCTCGAAGTCGGCAACAACCAGGTCAAGCGGGACAAGACCGGCCCCTTAGAAACCGAATACTTCGAAAACAACACCGATGCCGCATTCCGGTTCGTCGCCGTCGACGCCGCGCTGGCGCCGTTTTTCGGCGCGTCTGGCGGCGCTGGCATGATCAAGCTGGTGCGGGGATGAACGGCTACGCCAAGAAGGCACGCGAGACAGACGTCAAGCTGCGCAAGAAGGGTGGCACGGTCACACTGCGCCGGATCGTGCTTGGTGACGACGACCCGGACACCGGCAAGCCCGAGCAGACGATCACGGAATATACGGCCTTCGGCGTCAAGCTGAACTACAGCGCTGACCGCATCGATGGCACGCTGATCCAGTCCGGCGACCAGGAGCTGCTGCTCTCGCCGCTGCAGCTGAACGGCCAGCCGCTGCCGGAACCGACTGCCGGCGACCTGGTTCTGATTGGTGGGGTCCGCTACGCCATCCACAACGTCGCCAAGCTCGAGCCGATCGACATAGCGATTCTGTTCACCCTGCAGCTGCGAGGTAACTGATGGCCGGATCATTCAGCGCTGACCTGACTAGCTTCATTCGCCACGCCGGCGGCAACATCGACAAGGCGCACCGCATGGCCGTTGTCCTGGTGGCGCAGGGCGTGGTGATGGGCAGCCCCGTTGACACGGGCCGCTTCCGCGGCAACTGGCAATTTGGCAAGGTGCTGCCGCAGGGCGTATTGCCCACGCTCGACACTTCCGGCGCCGCTGCTATCGCGCGCATCGCTGGCCAGACCGTTGGAATAAAACCCGGCGGGGAGGTGTGGGTCGTCAACAACCTGCCTTATGCCGGCAAACTGGAATACGGCTACAGCCAGCAGGCGCCAAGCGGCATGGTCCGCGTCACGCTGGCCAACCTGCCAGCGGCGCTGGAAAACTACGTACGAGGCCTGCAATGAGCAACAAAATTATCCGGTCCGCGCTCGAAGGCCGCCTCAAGGGCTGGGCCGCTGCGCAGGTGCCGCCTATCCCCGTATTCCTTGAGAATCGCGGCAAGACCCCGACGGTGGGCGAGCGCCACCTGCGCGCCGACCTGCTGCCGGGCGATACGCACGACCCGAGCCAGGGCGCGCAGCACCGCCGATACCACGGCATGTACCAGGTGGGCGTGTTCCTGCCAGAGAACGACGGCACGGGCGACGCGGACGACCTGGCCAAGGCCATCGAAGTGCTGTTCCGCTGCCCGACCGTGCTGACGAAACAGGGCCTCAACGTGCGCATCATGCAGACGCCATCTATCGCCCAGTCGCGGCCCGACGGCAATGGCTTCTGGATGACGCCCATCACCATCAAATATTCGGCTGACGATTTCAGCTAAACCCAGTACACAGCAACATCCACCAGCGCCTTCGGGCGCTTTTTTTTCGTCCGAAAGGTTACACCATGGCTATTCAAACCCAAGTCCTGACAAAGGTGATTCGCAAGAAGGAAGGCCCGAATTCCTTCGGCGTATTGCCCGGCGCCGCCGGCGCGCGCGAGTTCCGTAAGGTCAGCGACAGCATCGCGCTGAAGAAGAACAAAATCCAGTCGGCCGCGATTCAGACCAATGCGCAGCGCCCGATGGCGCGCCACGGCGGCCGCACGGTGGACGGCAACATCGGCGTCGAGCTGGCCCTGGGCCTGATCGATTCCGAGCTGGCGTCGGTCGTGCGCCGCGACTGGACGGCGGTGGCTCCGCTCAACAACCTGACCGTGACGGCCTCTGCCGCGGCGCCGCACTTCGTGCGATCCGCAGGCTCATGGATCGCCGACGGCCTGGCCCTCGGCATGCTGGTCAAATTCACCGGCTTCACCGCTGGCGCCACTTCGAATAACGGCAAGCTGTACACGATCATCGCGCTCACCGCTACCGAGATCACTGTCGCCGAAACCGTCGTGGCGGCCGCCAGTTCCGCATCGATCGGCCTGACCGTGCCCGGCAAAGTTACCTTCATCCCCGAGAGCGGTCATACCAACGACAGCTACACCATCGAGAAATGGTACAGCGCGGTGGGCGAGTCGTACCGCTTCACTGGCCAGCGCGTGGCCTCGGTGAACATCGGCCTGGCAGCCGACGACAAGGTGTCTGCCGAGATCGCCTACATGGGCCAGGACCGCCAAAAGGCGACCGCCGCATACTTCACCAACCCGGCCGCGCCTGGTGGTGGCGACATGCTGGTAACGCCTTCGGGCCTGGCCATCATCAACGGCAAAGCCACCAAGGTCTGCACGAACTTCACGCTCGACATCAACGGCAACGCGTCGGTGGGCAAGGTCGTCGGCTCCAATGTGACGCCGGACGTGTTCATGGACATGATCGACGTCACCGGCCAGATCAGCGTGTACTACGAGAACGGCGAGATGGATGACTACTTCGACCAGGAGCAGTCGATCTCGTTGATTAACCGCCTCGACGACGGTATCGGCGGTGCGTTCGTCATCGCCATGCCATACGTGAAAGTGTTCGGCGGCGGCGAGTCGGGCGACAAGGAAATCATCCGTCAATACGACTACACGGCCGGCCCGAATGCTGCCGGTACCGGCGCCGGTCGCTCGACGATTCTTTTGCAAGACACAACGCTTTCTTAATTCGCAATATCGAATTCGAGCCGGCCACGTGCCGGCTTATCAATGCCCGATGGGCAATAGCAGAAAGGTATCAGATGAATGAACTTATTTTCGATGGTCGCAAGTTGCGCGTCATCGAGCGCAACGGACAGGCATGGCTCACGGCGGTTGATATTGCAGCGGCGCTGGGCTACAGCCGCAGCGACAAAGTGTCGCGCATCTATCAGCTGCACGCCAACGAATTTCGCACCTCAATGACCGATCTCATCGAGACCCCCGTTTCGGGGTTCTCGGGGATCACGGCAGAAGTACGAATTTTTAGTCTGCGAGGTGCGCACCTGATTGGCATGTTTGCCAGGACCAAAAAAGGCGCCGAGTTTCGTGCGTGGGTGCTCGATCAACTGGAGGCCCAGTGCGCGCCAGGCAAGTCGCTGATGTTTGCATGGTTCGACGCAAAGGCCGCCGTTGATGCGCAGGACAAGTTTGCCAGTATGTGCGGCAAAGGTTTGAGTGAACACAGAAAACGCAAGCCGCCACTGGCGGAAAAACTCAAAGCACTCAGCGATCAGATTCAACCATCTCTTCTCAACTGACCCGGCCACGCGCCGGGTTTCTTTTTGGCGCAAGCCACCCCCAGTACGGACCGGACGCTGTCGCCTTCGTCGGCGCAGCGGCCGGCACCGGCACCTATTCATCCGACGAAAGGCATTACCCATGAACACCATCAACAACGCAGTAAAACTCGCAACCGCTGGCTTTGACGTGGCCCTGCTGGCCAGCCCCGAAAAGATCGCCAAGACCCACACCGTCGAAGTCGCTCACGACGATGACGGCAACATGCTGGCCGGCTTCGACATTGTCGGCAAGAACTCGGTCCAGTATCGCGACGTGGTGCGCGCCACCTCCGTCACCGCGATCAAACGCAGCCAGACCAAGAAAGAGCAGATCGACGCCAAGACCGATGCCGGCGCCGGCGCCGTGTACGACCTGTCCGAATCGCGCAACCGCAAGATTGCCATCGCCGTGGTCGTCGGCGCTCCGGGCTTCGTGTCGAACGGCCAGCCCGTCGAGCTGACGGAGGGCTTCCTCAACCTCTGCTTCGATGCGCAGCCAACCTGGCAAGACAAGATCCTGACCGCGCTGGAAGCTGATGCCAATTTTTTGGCGATCTAAAGCGGCAACTACTTGAGCATGCGCAGGCGTCGCTCAAGCTGGCCGCCAAGCAGAAGGACGGCAAAACCCTGCGCTGGCACCTCGAGCGCGTGCTCGAGCAGACCGGCATCGTGCCGCCGCAACTCGATGTCCCGGCGATTCCGATCGAGCTCGAGCACGTCTGGGAGTACTTCTGCCAGATGAGTTCGAAGCGGACCTGCGGCGCCATGGCGCCGAATCCGATCAGCGACGAGCAGGTGATGGCCTGGGAACGGCGGCACGGCATCCGCCTGTCGCCGTTTGAAGGCGAATGCATCGACGCGCTTGACCAGGTTTTCTTAGCCGGCGAGTAGGGCGGCCACACGCTGCCCGCACCGAATTACAAGCCGCCTTCGAGGCGGCATTTTTTATTGGGCCTCCCATGACCGTTGATGTCGCTACCCTCGCAATCCGAATCGACTCGTCTGCAGCGCAGACTGCTGCGCAGGACATGGACCGCATGCGCGAGGCTGGCGGCCGCGCCGAGAAGCAGACTGCGATCCTTGAAGATGCGACGCGCAAGCTGACCGGTGCATTGGCGATGCTGGGCCTGGGCGCTGGTATCAGCGCCATCATCCACCTGGCAGACGAATACACCAAATACAACGCGCAGTTGAAACTCGCTACCCAGTCCGCGCGCGAGCACGCCCAAGCGCTTGAAGACGTGCGCCGGATCGCAACGACCGCCCAGCAAGACCTGGCCGCCACCGGTATGCTGTACGCGCGTATCTCCAACGGCACGCGCGAGCTGGGCGTGCAGCAGAAGCAGGTGGCCGCCATCACGGAAACCGTCAACCTGGCTTTGAAAGTGTCTGGCGCCACCGCGATGGAGTCGGCATCGGCCCAGCTGCAGTTGTCGCAGGCCTTCGCGCAGGGCGCGCTGCGCGGCGAAGAATTCAATTCCGTGAACGAGGCCGCACCTCGCCTAATGAAGGCGCTGGCGGACGGCCTGGGGATTCCGGTGGGCGCACTGCGCGCAATGGCTGCCGAGGGCCAAATTACGTCCAAAATTATGGCCGAGGTGCTGCCCGGCGCGCTTGAGCAACTGCGCGAGGAAGCCAAGCAGGTGCAGACCATTGGCGGCGCGTTCACGGTCCTCAAGAACAACCTCATGGAGTTCGTGGGCGTGCAGGCCCAGGCCAGCGGCTTCGTGTCGCTCTTGGTGACCGGCATCGAGGCGCTGGCCAGCAACCTGACCTTGCTGGCCGGGGTGATCGGCACTTTAGTGGCAGTCAATGTCGTGAACTGGCTCACAAGCTGGATCGCAAAGACTTACGAACGTATTACCGCTGCTTACGCCCAGGTTGCGGCCGAGAATGCCTTGCGCGCTTCGGCAATTGCGGCCGCAGAAGCAGAAAGCGCCCAGGCTGCCGCCACGCTTGCACGTGCGCAAGCTGGTCGTCTGGCTCTGGTTGCCACGCAGGAGGCCGTTGTCGCCCAACTTCGTGCCGCGAATGCCACGCTCGCTGGAGCGCAGGCTGCTGTTGCGGCGGCGAGTGCGGCGGGGGCGCAAAGTTACGCTCTTCGCGTACTGCGTGACGCTACTCGCGATCTCGCTGTCGCTGAGACCATGCGGGCTGCTTTGCTGACGGAATCGGCCGCGCTAGACCGGGCAAAAATCGCCGCATCAGCGCAAATCACAGCCGCAACTGCCGCGCAGACCGCTGCGCAAAACGCGTTGAATGCGGCAAATGGTGTTGGTGTTTCGTCGGTGGGGTTGCTTGGGCGCGCTGTTGGTGCATTGGGTGGGCCGATCGGCGCCATCGTGACGATACTCGGTCTGGCTGCCACTGCGTGGATGGTCTGGTCGAATCGCGCAAAGGAATCGAATGCCGCCGTCGCGGAATCATTCGACGAGGCGCACGCACGTATCGTGAAAGGCCTGGACGAGCAGATCGCCAAGAACGAAAAATTGATTCAACTGCAAAAGCTGGGTGTGCCGAAAGACAAAGCTGAAAAAGACCTGCCGATCATCGACCAGCTGGCCAAGGCATCCGCATTACTCAACGACATCAACCAGCGTGCCGGCGACTATGCTCCGGGCAAAGGCAAGAGCGAAACAGATGCTCTGTTTGACCGCGTGAAGGTGTTGAAGCAGATCGGCGAACTCACCGACAAAATGCAGAAACGTGATTCCACCGGTGACGCGGCTGCAGCCTTCGGGCCTGAGGCGAAAGCGCTCGAGGCTGTGCGACAGCGCTTGACCGGCGTTAATAAGCAATACCTCGACGATCTGAAAGCACTTCAAGCGGCCCGTGAAGCCAACGCCATTCCTGAGAAAGAATACATCGAACTGGTTTCGAAGTTGGCCACCGAAACTTGGAAGGCATCTGACGCTGGCAAGGACTTCGCCGCATCGAGCAAAGCACAGGTGGAGGCACGTTTGGAGGCAATCAAATCCGGTGTTGAGCGCGAAAAAAGCATTCGAGCCGAAGGCGTGGCAGCGATCACCGAGTTGCAGCGGCAGGGCCTGGCGTCGGACTACGAGGTGTACGAAGCGAAGCGCTCGGCGGCGGTTCGCGCCGGCGAAGATGCGGGTCAAGTGCTCAGCGCCGAGATTGCTGCACTGGCGGCTTACGGCGGCAAGGATGTCGCGGAGCGGATCGCGAACGATGCAAAAATCAAGAAGCTGAGCGCGGACCGCACTGAGGCGCTACGGGCGTCACTGGTTGCAGAAAAGCAGCTGCGTGTCGCGTACGAATACGATCGGGACAAGCCGACACGCGATGCTGAGGCGGCCAACGCTAAAGAGCTGGTCGCGATCAACAATCAGATCGCGGCCACGGAGCTGCAAATTGCCAGCTACGGGAAACTGCCGTCGGCCATTAGCGCAGCGACCATCGCCCAACTGGAAGCGGAAAAGGCGACGGTCTCCGTCTTCGAGGGAAGTGAAAAGGCTGTTGCAGCAATCGATGCCAAGATCGCGGCATACGCACGCCTGTCGGCCGTCCAGAAGGTCAGCGAGGCTCTGGACACCAGCACCGACGTGGCCAAAGCCAAGGAGCTGCTGGAGATCCTGGTCGCAGTGGATAACGCGGCCAAGTCGGCCGCGCAGGGAATGGCCTCATCGTTCGGAGCGGTCGGGTCGGCCATCGGCGGGCTGACGACTGCGCTGACGGAATACGCCGTTCAGCAGCAGGCCGTGTCCGCGCAGCTGGCGGCGGTGAAGGCGGACCCGAAGAGCAGCGCTGACAAGATCGCCAAGGCGGAGATCGCCGCCTCGCATGCTTCGGCTCAGGCGCAGATCAAATCCTACGGTGACATGGCTGCGGCCTCGAAGGGATTCTTCAAAGAGAATTCCAAGGGTTACAAGCTGATGGAGACGACCGAGCGGGCCTTCCGAGCCTACGAAATGGCCATGGCTCTCGAGTCGATGGTCAAAAAGATCTTCTTCAAAGAGGGGGAGGTGGCGGCCAATGTGGCACTGAACGCGACCAAGCTCACGGGCGAGGCCGCAACCACCGCGGCATCTACCGGACTGGCCGCGACCGAGGCGAGCGCTTGGGGCATTACGGCCGTGGTCAAGGCCATGGCGTCGCTGCCGTTTCCGCTGAACCTGGCGGCCGGCGCTGCGACGCTGGCTGCCGTCGTGGCAGTCGGCGCCAAGATGTTCGGCGGCGTCGGTGGCGGGGCCAGCGTTTCGCAGCAGCGGCAGGCAGCGAACGGCACGGGCTCTATTCTGGGCGACAGCAATGCAAAGTCGGACTCGATCGCGCACAGCCTGGCCATCATGGAAAAAAATTCCGGCCTCGGTCTGGCACACACGATCTCGATGGACCTGTCTTTGAAACAGATGGTGTCGAGCATCGGCAACCTTGCTGGCCTGTTGGCACGCGCTGGCGTCGTCGCGGCTGGTGGCGGTGCTGCGGCGGGCGTTCAGACTGGAACGACGACCCCGGGCGGCAACCTGGGCACTGCTGCTGGTATGGCGGCCGGCGGCCTGGGCGGCGCCGCGCTCGGCGCGTACGTTGGCATGGGCGGGTTCATGTCCACCTCCCTGCTCGCCGTGGGTGGCCCACTCGGTCTCGCCATCGGCGCCGTGCTCGGCACGGTGCTCGGCAAGCAGCTGGGCAAGCTGTTCGGCACCACGACTTCTATCACCGACCAGGGTATTACCGGCAAGGCGATGTCCCTGGGCCAGATCAACGATCTCGGCTTCACTGCGCAGGCCTACGCCGATGTGCAGACGAAGAAGAAAGCGTTCGGCTACACCTACAGCAACAAAAGCGATACCAAGCTGGCTTCGTTGTCTGATGAGATGAATGATCAGTTCACCATGATCATCACCGGGATGGGTGACACCATTCGAAGTGCAGCCGGCATCCTGGGCGTGGACGGCGCCGCATTCAATGCAAAGCTCAATTCCTTCGTAGTTGATCTTGGCAAGATCAGTTTGAAAGACCTGACCGGCGAAGAGCAGCAGAAGGCGCTGGAGACAGCCTTCTCAAAATTGGGCGACGACATGGCCCGTTGGAGTGTGGCCGGCATTGCGAACTTTCAAAAAGTGGGGGAGGGCTATCTCGAAACGCTGGTGCGGGTCGCCAATGAACAGATGCAGGTCAATGATGTTCTGGCCGTGCTGGGCAAGTCGTTCAACGCGACCGGCCTCAGTGCGGTGCAGCTCAGCCAGGATCTGATCGCGGCAGCGGGAGGGCTGGAAAAACTGACTTCGGGTACCGCGTACTTCGCGCAGAACTTCCTCAGCGAGGCAGAGCGTATGGCACCGATTACGAAATCGGTCCGCGTCGCGATGACCTCGCTCGGGCAGTCCGGCGTGACCACTACCGAGCAGTTCAAGGCGCTCGTGCTGGCGCAGGATCTGAACACGGCTGCCGGCCAAGCGATGTATGCCCAACTGATCGCCATCGCGGAGCCATTTAAGCAGGCTGCGGATTACGCCGCCGAGCTTGCCGCTGTGACAGGGGATTTTGCTGCGGTAGCGAAGACCGCCAGTGAGATCGCCAGCGAGCACCGCGATTTGCAACAGCAGTTGAACGAGTTGACGAAGAGCGACGCAGGGCTGCTGGCAATCCAGCGCGCCGGCATCGCCGACGTAAATAAGGCGCTGTTCGACCAGGTGCAAGCCGCGAAGGCTGTTGTGTCGGCCAAGGACGCGCTGGCCAGCGCCTACGACAAAGAAGCGACAGCGGCCAAGAGCGCGATTGAGAAATCGAAAGCGTGGGTGACGACGCTCAACGGCCTCAACAGCAATCTTGCGCTGGGCAACCAGTCCACCCTCACGCCGGAGCAGAAATACGCCGAGGCGCGGGCCCAATTCGAGAAGACACTGGCGGCGGCGAACGCCGGCGATTCGACAGCGCAGTCCGGGCTGTCGGCGGCGGAGCAGGCATTCCTCACGGCCTCGCAGGTGGTCAACGCGTCCGACGCCAAATATGCTGCGGACTACGCGCGCGTGATCGCGGCCAACCAAGACGCGGCCAAATGGGCATCTGAGCAGGTCAATCTGCAGCAGGCCAGCTACGACGCGCTGGAGAAGCAGGTCAAGAGTTTGGTGACCATCAACGACAGCGTGCTGACGGTGGCGCAGGCCATTGCTCAACTGCAGGTGGCGATGGGGGTCTCCGATGCCCAGGGCGTGAAGTTCACCAACGCGCCTGCGGTGACCGCCACGGTCGCCGGCGCCGCGCCGGTGGTCGACTACAGCCGCTACTCGGCTGCGTCGAATGCTGGATCGGACGCCCTTGTCGCCGAGGTCAAGGCGCTGCGCGAGGAAGTGAAAGCGCTGCGCTCCGACCAGGCTGCGCAGATCAGCGCGGTGGTAAAGGCGACCACCGAATCGAACGCGAAAGCCGCCGGAACAGTGGTGGCGGGCGTGGAGAAATCGGCCAAGGCTTCGGCCTGGGCCTCTACAGTGAAAAAGGATGCGTATGACCGATGAGCAATACATGGCCTGGCTGAAAAATCCAGCCGCCGTGCGCATGGTGCTGATCGAGGCACAGGTGAATGTGGCAGGCGCCGAGGTGACGCGCTACATCGCCTCGCGCGAGTATGTGACCAGACCGGCCGACACGCCGGCCAACACCGTGTACCGGGCGCTCGCCAAAGGCGGCCTGGCGTTCACCGAGCAGGTCAGCCTGACCGGTGAGGCCGCGCTGTCCGGCGGCGACATCGAGCTGGACAATGGCGACGGCGCGGTCGACAGCTGGTTGGGCGACGTGTGGCGCAACCGGCGCATCCGCGCCTGGCGCGGCGACCCGGCCTGGCCGCGCGCCGACTTCCGGTTAGTGTTCGACGGCATCGTCGATGATGTGGGCAGTTCGAGCCGCGATACCGTGAACCTGGTGCTGCGCGACAAAATGCAGCGCCTGAACACGCCGATCAGCGAGGACAAACTGGGCGGCACGTCGACGAACAAGGACGCGGTCTTGCCGATCCCTTTCGGTGAATGCCACAACGTGTCGCCACTGCTCACCAATCCGGCTACGTTGGAATATGGATTCCTCGGCGCCGTGGAATCGGTGTTCGAGGTGCGGACCAACGGCAAGCCGGTTCCCATCGAGGGGGGCGCACCGGGACGATTCAAGATGCAGATCAACCCGCTGGCCAACGCGGTGACCTGCAGCGTGCAGGGCGACAACGGTGCCGGCTACGCGCCGCGCATCGCCCCGTTGGTGCGCCGGATTGCCACAGCCTACGGCAAACCTGCCGATCGATTCACCGACGCCGATCTGGACCTGGACAACCTCGCCGCGTTCGACGCCACCCACCAGCAGCCGGTGGGCCTGTACGTCGCCGACCGGACTAACCAGGCGCTGGCGATCCAGCAGCTGGCCGCCAGCGTGGGCGCACAGGCGATCATGTCGGCCACCGGCAAGCTGCGACTGGTGCAGATCTCGTTGCCGGCGCCCGGCGCGCCAGTAGAGATCGGTCCCGATCAGATGCTGGCCAATTCGCTACGCCCGGCCGAGCGTCTGCCGGTGGTGGCCGCGGTGAAAATCGCATTCGACCGCAACTACACCGTGCAGGCCGCGCTCACCACCGGCATTCCGGCGGAGCACGCCGACCTGTACGCGACCGAGTGGCTGACGGAAACAGTTGTGGACGAGGCCGTGCAGGCGCGGTACCGGCTGACGGACGACCCGGTGCAGATCGAAACCTATCTGAAACGGCGCGCCGATGCCAATGCCGAGGCCAGGCGCCGCCTGGCGCTGCGCAGCGTGCCGCGCACCATCTATGAACTCGACGGCGAGCCGGAGCTGGACGTGCTTGAGCTGGGCGCGTCGGTGGTGCTGCGCGATCAGCGCTGGGGGCTGGCCGGCGGCGCGACCGGCGTGGTGGTGATGCTGCAGCGGAACTGGATGACCGGCCGCGTAACCGTAGGAGTGATGGTATGAGTGCAATCGTAGGGGAACGCGACAACCTGATTATGAACACCGTGCCTCGGTTCGCTGCGGCCGTTGATCGAGTGCTCCTGCTCGCTGTCTCGTCCTCGCTGTTTCGCGTGCCGACGGCCGGCCTGACCACGCCCAGCAGTGTGACGTTCACTGCCGGACTGATAAATATGAGCGGCGCTGTGGCGTTCTCGGCCAGCAATGCAAGCGTCCTGAGCCAGTCCGGCAACACGGTGGTGCTGGCGGCCGCCGGCATGGTCGGCAATACCGTGACGGTCACCGCGACGATCACTGTGGATGGAATTACCTACACAGCCACGCAGACCGTGAGCAAAGTATTCGATGGCTACGACGGTAAGCCGGGTGCTCCCGGAGATCCAGGTTCGCCAGGCGTCAAAGGAAATTCGGCCCGCGTCTGCTACAGCAAGACCAGTCTGACGTCGCTATCGAATTCACCCACATCGATCAGCACCGAAGGGGATAACTCCTATCCGCCACCCAACATGTGGGGGCAGGGCACCGTATGGGAGGGCTCGCCGCAGATCCTGGCAGCAGGCGAAAACCTCTATCGATCCGACGGCACATATAACCCCAACACCGGGGTGACAAGTTGGGCCGCGCCGTACATGAATTCGTTCAAAGTATTCGCACTCGACGCCTTCACGGCGAACTTGGGCCGGATGACTTCCGGTGACATCACCGGCACCGTCCTGCACGGCGGACCGGGCTACGCGCACAGCACCTACACGTGGCCGCAAAACCTTCAGGGCGGCTATCATCTGAGCGCGGACGGGCTACTTCTCGGCAATCCATTGACGGGCAGGTATTTTCAATTGACCGGAAGCGGCGACGTGTACGCGCCAGGCCTCTCGATCGTCAACGGGTCGGCGATATTCAGCGGCAATCTGGCAGCCGCCACCGGAACATTTGCCGGCGAGCTGCAGGCCGCCACCGGCACGATAGGGCTGCTGCGCAGCAAAGCAGCCGGGCAGCGGACGGAGTTCGATAGCAACGGCGTGCGGGCCTACGGGCCGAATTCCGGCAACCCAATGGGTGGTCTCGTAGCGCGCATGGGGGTGTGGTGATGGGGTCAGGTCTGCAAACATTCGATTCCGTGACCGGTGATCTGGTGATGGATGTATCGACCTTAGTGGGCCGCCAGATCGCCATTATCGATGCCAGCGCGATGACCGGCTCGGCTGTGGTTGCGGGGCTGGATCAGGGCATCCCATTTGCGATTCCGGTGATGGATACCCGGACCGGGATCTCGGGGTATGCAGCAATTACGCTGCCGGTTGTCACGTTCTCTGGCAACACGGTTTCGTGGCAACGACAGGGCTACAACTTCGTCTCTGAAGTGCCACCTTGTCAGCTTGTGCTAGGAGTCTACTAATGCCGGGCTTCCAGTGCTTCAACTCCGCCGGCAACTTTCAGATAGACGGCGTTTTCAAAAATTACGTGCTCGATCGCGTGATTGAAGTAGTCGTGGTATCGGAGGCGCTACAGGGATTCCCAACATCCGTACGTGTCGGGCGCACACCGATCAACCCCGGCGAGATCGTGGCAATCCGGTCCGCTTATCCATCTGCGGTCGCGTCGGTTTCGGACGGCAAGCTGGAGGTGCATCAGGGCCGCGAGAACGTGCCCAACAACGCCATCGTGACCTGCTATTTTTTCGCGCCGATCAGCACTTCGAACGCGACGTCAGGCCTACAGGTGTTTCACGAGGTATCGGGTGATCTGCTTTTCTGCGCCTCTAAGAAACCAATCCGAGTTGTCCGTGTCGTGGATGGACATGGTGATTTCAGCCTTGACGTGACCCGCACCTACGCCACTGTGCTGATCAATCAATACTACCGTTTGATCACTGGCGGATTCACGCAGAACAACCAGGGGACCAAAACGATTCAGGCGGAGCGCAGCATGGTCATCCCGCTAAGCACCGGCCTTCGCATTGAGACGACGGTCGAAATATTCGGTGCCGCCTTCAACGGCGCCCCCGGCGAACGTCAGCCCGAGCAAGCCTCTTCAACGAGTGTCGGCGTTGCGAAGCACCTCATCATCGACGTCACTGGATACGCATGAACAATCTACGAATTTTGCACGACAACGCTATTGACCGCGCGGTGCTGACGGCCTCAGGCCAGGCCGGATCGCTCGGCCCGGCCAATATGCAGAGCGACGAGCGCTCCGCCGTGTTCAGGGCACCTGGTACGTATGCAGGCATCGACGCCGTGTGGCCCACCCAGCAATCCATCGCATGTGTAGCGCTGATTTTCACGAACATGACAAGCAGCGCCCGCATGCGCGTGCGCGGTTACGCACAGCCGGGCGACACGGTACCGGTGCTCGACACCGGGGATTTTTTCCCGTGCCCGGCGGCGCCGCATGGTTCATTCCCGTGGGGTACGATGCCGCTTGGATGGAATGCCTATCACGCAGGCGGCGTAAATACATGGGCGCGCGGTGGTGGTGCGCATGGGATTACCTGGTTCTCGCCAGTGCGGGTGCGACGCCTGTTTGTTCAAGTTGCAGTAACTCAAAGCTCTGGTGGATATCTGGAGATATCGCGTCTGGTGGCCGGCAATTACTGGTCGCCTCAACACAACCCCGACTACGGGGCTGGCGTGACTCCTGTAGACACTAGCGAAGCCTACCGAACGGCCGCTGGCCAGGCGAAAAGCAACGTGGGTACGAAGCATAAGATTCTCGATCTCAACCTGGGCTTTATGACGGAAGCTGATCGTGCATACATCTCCCGCATTGTGGACGAGCGCGGGACAGTCAAGCCTGTGCTGGCCAGCCTCTACCCTGAAAACACCAACAAGCTGAAAGAGCAGGCGCACATGCTGTACGGGCGATTCGTGAACCTCAGCGCGATCACCGCGCCGAGCTTCAGCCTCTATTCCACTCCACTACAAATAGAAAGTATCTGACCATGGCCGACAAATTTTTCGATGGGATGGAAAACGTCAACGAAGAGCTCAATGCAATGAACCGCGCGTTCGAGGCCGGTCCATACAACGCGCTGCCGCTGACTGGCGGCAGCCTGACCGGGGAGGTAGCCAGCAACGCCGTGATTTACGTTGGCAGACTGGGCCAGCCTTTCACATCAAGCGCGTTCTTTAGCCCCTATGGAGGCGCCGATCCTATTACACGGCAACGCAGGTTGGTCGCGAGTCTGGCTGTCCGGGGTATTCCAGGGATTGCATATGACGGGCAGTGGCAGGTGCTCACGTCCTCCGGCCCAGAAATTTCCCGCCAGGGCTACACGCTTTCGTTTGTTGCTACCGATGAGGTCACCGGGTTTTCCGGTAACACGCCGCTTACCCTGCAGGGTAATGGTGACGCTTCTGTAGATGGCGCTTTTTCTGCGGGTGGCTTGCTGCGCGCCGGGGTACCCAACACCGAGGCGCAAGGCTTGTTGAAGATGGCCGTGGCCAACAGCGCGAATTTTTATGTGAGTGCTGGCCCCTCGGGATCGAGCCTTGGCTGTGCTTTAAATATCACGTCGAACACAGTCACCGGTCGTGGCGCGGTTTCCTCCGGCACGTTCAACGCGGTCGGCGCCGACTACGCCGAGTATATGGTCAAGCGAGCCGACTGCGGCGCGTTTGCAGCCGGCGCCATCGTTGGCATCGACGCGAGCGGCCACCTTACGGATAAATGGAAACTGGCTGTTGCGTTCGCCGTCAAATCCAGCAACCCGTGCATGGTCGGCGGCGACAACTGGGCCGCGCACCTCGGTACCCGTCCAGAAGATCCGGCGCGCCAGGACGGTGAGGCGGACGCGGAGTGGTCAAACACACAGGCCGCCGCATTCGTCTCGCAGCAGGCGTTCGACGCCGCGCTCGAGCAGGCTCGCCAGACGGTGGACCGCATAGCATTCGCCGGCCAAGTGCCCGTGAACCTGCAGGGCACGACGCCCGGTCAGTACATCGTGCCCATGCAGGTTGGCACCGAGATCGCCGGCCAGGCCGTCGACGAGGCTGATATGACCCTGCACCAATACTTGCGCGCCATCGGCCGCGTGATCGCTGTCGAGAGCGATGGCCGCGCGCGGATCATCGTCAAGGTCGCGTAGGTTCACCGATTCAATCACAACCCGCGCTGGCGGGAATAAAAGCCCATAGAAAGGCAACAAATGCCACTTCAAACACCCAATCCCGAGGACAGCATCGCCGGCATTAAATATGGCGTGCTGATTTTCTCGTTCCTCGGCGCCGCCGTGTCGCTCAGCTACGCAAAGGAGTTGACGCGGCCGCAGGCCGTTACTGCGGTGCTCACCGGTACCGCAGTTGCGGTCATGGCCACGCCGGTGGCGCTGCATTACCTCGACCTGCCAGCCAGTCTGGAGCGGGCCGTGGCTTTCTTTGCCGGCCTGGCCGCGATGCGTGCTGTGCCGGTTTTCTTTACCCTCATCGACCGGTTGCGCGACATCAAGCTGCCCTGGTTGAGTGACCCGAAGGAGTGATTATGTCCGTGACCCCCATCATCCAGGCAATCGCATGCTTATACGTGTTCTACATGAGCACGATTTCTCTCAATAAGATGACCAGGAAAACGCCGAACAGCATTCGGTTCGCGCATGTCGCGCTGCTGGCCGGCAGCGCCGCCGGGTTCGCCTCCTGTATCGCGGCACGCGACATGTTCGAATGCCTGTTTGCAGTAGGGATCGCGCTGTATGTAGCGGGCAGCCGCCGGGAGAATGAAGCATGACGCTCGACCAGCTCAGCAAAATTATGCCCTATGCGCGCGCACGCGCAGCAATCTTCCTCGGCCCGCTGAATGCTGCGATGGCCGAATTCGGCATCAACACCCCCGCCCGGCAAGCATCGTTCCTGTCGCAGATCGCTCACGAGTCTGGGCAGCTGCAGTACGTCCGCGAGCTGGCCAGCGGCGACGCGTACGAGGGCCGTCGCGACCTCGGGAACACGATGGTCGGTGACGGCCGCCGATTCCGTGGGCGCGGCCTCATCCAAATCACGGGGCGCACCAACTACGTCGCCTGTGGCGCTGCGCTTGGCCTGGATCTGCTCGGCGCGCCGGAGTTGCTCGAGCAGCCGGTCAATGCATGCCGATCGGCCGCGTGGTTCTGGAAGACGCGCGGCCTCAACGAGCTGGCCGATATTGGTGATCAAGTGCGCGTGACACGCCGCGTCAATGGCGGCACCAACGGGCTGACCGAGCGCCTCGCCCTGTTCGCCGTGGCGCAGCAGGTGCTGACGTGAGTGCCCTGGACCTTGCCGGTGGCGCTGTCGTCGCCAGCATCTGGCGCCTGGCGGCCGTGCTGCTGGCCGGCCTGCTGCTGGTCGTCGGTACCGGCGCCGGCACGGGCTGGTGGCTGGCGGCCGCCGCGCGCGACAGGATGGAGGCCGATCTGAAAGCGGAGCTGGGCGCCAACGCCGCGCTCCGCGCCTCGATCAGCGTCCAGAACCAGGCCGTGGAGGCGATGCGGCGCTCTGCCTCCCAAGCGCAGGCACGCGGCGCGGCCGCCCGGGCCGCCGCTGCCGCTGCTGGCCGCCGGCTCGATGCAGCACAGGCCCAGCTGGCCAAAGCGCGCGCCACCACCTGTGACGAAGCCATGCCGTACGTGAACCAGCTGCTTAAGGACGTCAAATGAAACTGCACCTGCACCACCTGCAGCTTTTCGCTGCGCCTGCGGTTTTTCTCAGCGCCTGCGTGTTGCTGGCCGGCTGCGGCACAGCGCCGCCATCAACGCAGATCGTCGAGGTGCCGGTGCATGTGCCGTGCGTGACGGACGTGCCAGCTACGCCGCTGTACGAGTTCGACAAGCTGCCGCTGGACGCGCCGGCGGGTGCTAAAGTTCTGGCGCTGGCGCGAGACTGGACTGTCGGGCGGAAGCATGAGGGCATGCTCGAGGCGGCGCTGGCCGGATGCCTCTGAGCTGTCAGCCCTCGGTTTTTGCGGTGGCCTTGAGGCGGCGCTCTTCAGCCTTTCGCTTGCGATAATCGATCTGATATTGGCGCCTGTGGTCCGCATTGCGCCCGTCAGCCCGCTTCGCGCCTGGCGGCAGCCTACTGTGATCGCCTGGGCGGATTTTTGTAACAAGGGCGGAATGCTCAGCCTTCGCGACACCTACCTTCTCCCTAATCGAGACCTTGGACTTGGCGGTAGCGTTGGGCAAGTGATCATAGGTCAAAACTCCGTCCCTTTGCATCGCAAGAAGCCGCTGCCTACCCGCCTCGCGGTAAGCAGCGCCCGCCAAAGGCGTCATGGCAGGGATGCCCCATTGTTCGCGATATTCGTCCGCGTCGATTCCGTGCATGCGTTTGAGGTGCGCCCCGAGAAATTCAAAGCGCCTGCCGCATTCAAGACACTCGATGGTGTCGCCTGCGATGTAGGCATCGACCTCGGACCTGCTTTCGAATTTCCTCCTCATGCTATACCTCGCTGGGTGGCGCTATAGCCAGCGCTGCCCGCCGGATCCCTTCGGACAACTCGCCGCCGCCTAACTCCGTCAGCACGCGCACTGTCCGCTCGTCCAGGGAAACATTCTTACGCACCACAGGGCCGCCGTCGCTGGTCTGTATTTTCCGGCCGGCACCACTGCGCGCGCCGCCCCGACTGGCAACCGGCTCTGGCCATTCGATTTCATCCAGCCGCCCCCGCCAGTTGTCACTCTCTCCCTCGGGCCGATCGAACCGGTGGAACGCAAGCCGCTGCGCTTTGTGGCTCAGCACCGCCGCCACGCGCTGGCCATCAAGGTCTGCGCGCGCCACTAGGGCGGCAAACGCGGCGGCAGCGGCCACCTGGTTGCTGGTAGTGGTTTTTGAATCGCCATCGACTTGCTGGTCGTGTGTGCGTAGGTATATTTTGTACATGGTCCGTCCATGAAAAATAGCCCGGCGAACCGAGCTGCATGCGATTGCGATGGTGAATTATTTTTCGATGATAAGGCCGATTCGCTCAGCATCCTCAATGGTCAACTCGATACCCTCAGGATGCTCCCAGTCCACCGACAGGCTGCTGCCGACAGGCCATGCATCGATATCTTTCATGCGGGTGATTGCCGAGCCGTCTTCGATGTGCAGAACATTGACGTTACCTGCTGCGTTGATACGGCCGAACATGTTGGTGACTGCGCTCATGATTTTTCCTTTGATCTGCCAGAAACCGCTGGTTCGGTGGTCTGCGTTGCTGCATCCCATGTATTGAAGCATACACACGAATCAAATGCGGTGCAAGCTATTTTGTACGGTTCGCATGGACGCGCGTACCTGGTACACTGTTTAAATGTACAGTATTTTGTGAGGGCTTAATGCGGGCCTGGGTTGCAAGGCGGCGAGACCATGGTGTGCTGATGACCGAGGGCATGGTCATGGGCGGCACGCCCGCGCCCTTCGAATTGCTGGTGCAGGAAGTGACAGATCAGGGCAAGCGCAGGCCGATGAGGGTCGCGCGGCTGTACGCGCCTGGCACCAAGAGCATCCTGGCTGAGCTGCTGGGCGTGCGCTTGGTGTGGTTCAAAGGCGATGAGTTCGTGTTGGCCGGCGCCGACGTATCGCCCGGCGATCGCGGGCCGGTGCATGCCGCCCAGTCCTGGCTCTGCAAATTGGCGCTGCCGCCGCACGCGCTCGGCTACAGCGCGCGCTTCCTCTACGAGCAGGGCAGGCAGTTACCGATGGGGCAGGTGAACAACCGTTGGGCCAACTCGTCAAATAGTCAGCTTCGCGTCTCCAGCGTCATGCACGAACAGCTGGCGCGCCACACGACCCGTGCTCTGCTGCGCCGGGACCAGCACGACTACCGGCTGCTCGACTGCGAGCTCGATTTCATGGGGGAAGAGAAATTTCAACTCTCCGGATTCGAGCAGTTGGCAGAGACCATCAATCATCCCGCTCGATTGCTGCGTCAGGGCTGGCTGATGGCGATCGATACCCAGACGCCAGAGCAGGCCGAATATGTCCGGTCCGTACAGAAATCGTTTCAGCGCTGATGCTGGCGCCGGTCCGAATCCAGCCCTTGATTTATGTAGGCCTCATGTTCATAAAGGCTGCAATTACGTCGAAAATTACACCTCGTTTCGATGCTCAGAAAAACGCTGTGTGTAATCGCTGGTGTAATTTGGTGCAATTCATTGGTGGTTTGTGGGGGCGTTTTGCGATTTAGCCCCTGTGGGACACTGCCATAGGCTCCTGACAATGGCATTCACACTGCAGGGGTCGCAAGTTCGAAACTTGCACTTCCCACCAAGAATTATGTTTAGAATCAAAGGCTTGGTGTTCGCCGCCAGTGATTCAAAGCAACGGTTCATCGGGCTTTTGGTGAAAAAATAGGGGAATTCGACAAACGATTCCACCAACACCAAAGGACCCCATGGCCTCCTCCATTCCTCGCGGCATTCGAGTCATCGACTGGAAAAACGCCGACAAATCCCGTTCCATCCGTTATCGCGTCCGAATTGAGCGTGGAGACTTCGTTGTCGACCGTTCGTTCGCAGATGTCGAGCGCGCGAAGATGTTCCTTGAAGACAGCAAAACCCCGCAAGGCCGGCTTTTGATCGCGCAGGGCCGCGACCGAGCGAGCATGCTCGTCGACGAGGTCGAGCGTCTCGCGATCGAATTCATTCAAGAGGGGCGCGCCAAGCTCTCCGACGCCATCGATGGATACATGCGGGCCTATGTGTCGCCCAAGCTTGAAAGCGCGATCGACAAGGAGCGCCAAACGGCCAAGGCGGCAAGAGCGCGGCTGGAACACTGCAAGACCATTCGCATCCCATACATCAAACCCGGCTTCGCGGTCCCCTCCGGACCACTTGCTTCATTGCGCCAACACGCCAAAGGCTACGACGAGAAGGCCATCGGCGACTTCTACATTGACGACCTGACCGAGCAGGAAACGACGGAATACATCAACACCAGGCTGAAGGACGGGAAGGCGCGAAGCACCGTCAAGCGCGAGATCTACGCGTTGCAGTCGGTGGTCAACAAATTGCGCTACACGGACAACAAGGCATGGAAGCGCCTCAACGGCCACAATCCATTCCTGCTTGCCGACAAGACGCGGCTCAAAGGTGGAGAGCATCGCCGCCGCAGGGTGATCACGGAGGAAGAGGAGGCGGCGTTGTTGACGGAGTTGCGCAGGTGCCGCAACCCCGAGATGACGCTGATCTTTGCGCTGGCCATTTCCACGGGCATGCGGCGAGCCGAATTGTTGGGGCTGCAATGGGCGCAGATCGATTTGGACCGTGGCGTCATCCACATGGATGCGGATCAAACCAAGGCGTCCGAGGACAGGTTGGTCATCCTCCTGCCCGAAGCCAAAGAAGCGTTCAAGGCCATTCAACGCGTCGACGAGCGTGTGTTCCATTACAAGATCGAGGGCTTCAAGACCAACTTCCGCCGAGTGCTGGAGCGGGCGGGGCTGTCGGACATCCACATGCACGACACCCGTCGGTCCTTCATCTCCCGCGTGCTTAAAAACATCACGGCCTCGCCGGTGGCGATCGCCGACATGGTGGGAGCTCGTAGCGTGGCGAATTTGGAGCGGCGGACGATCGACAGGATTCGGCAAAACGACATGGTGGAGGCCGGAGCGATCGCCACCGAGCAGGAGCTGCGTTGGACAGTGCACCACAAGGACGGGCAGACGACGGCGCGATACGCGAACATGATTCCCGACAAGGCTTCCAAGGAGTAGCAGGACTGAACTAGGGGGCTACTGCTCCGCTGATTGCCGCCCGGTTGAAAAGCCGCCGATCCTCCGTCGAGAATCGGCGGCTTTTGAATTTGTCGGGGTTGGAACGAATATCCTGCTCTATCAGATTTTTGTCGGCGCCCGTTTTTAAAACAGGCCCGCCGCCTCCTGGATGAAGGATCAAAAAGAAGAAACCCGAATTCATTTGCTTTCGGTCCAGTCTGAGAAACAAAGATGCATATTGACAGCTCGCAAAAGCGAGCTCACCATTGCAATGTTAATAAAAATGGAAGATTTATGGAGCCCTTCATTGTTCAAGGCGACAAGACCAGCCATGGGGGCACGGTGCTGGCCGGCTCCCCCTTCTCGGATTGTGACGGAAAGCCCATTGCCCGGGTGGGGGACATGGTGGCGTGCCCGAAGTGAAAAGGGGTGTTCCCCATATCGCAGGGGGACCAGTCGAACATCATCGACGGCGCGCCGGTGGCCTACCATGGCTGCAAGACCGCGTGCGGCGCCATGCTGATCGCGAGCCAAATTCAAACCTTGACCGAGCCGTCGTCGGGCGCCGCTCCTGGCGCGGCGTCCAGCGGGGCGGCGGCGGGCTTTGGCGCCATTGGAGCCGGCATGGCGGCGGCGTATGAGGAGCGGAGCCTCGGGGAGGAGGCTGAGCGCTTCCAGGGGCGATTCCAGTTGGTGAGCGCCGATGACGGCGCGCCGATATCGGGCGAGGCTGTGCGCGTGCGTTCGACCGATGGCCAATACTTGACGGGGGCGACAGACGCCGATGGTTACACCCAATGGGTTGAACGTGATGCCGCCGAAGCGCTGGCGTTCGATCTGGTGAAGGAGAAGGCATGAGCGATCTTCCACCGTTGGCGACTGGCGGCATGTCGCGCGAGGGCATGACCACGCTCGTCCGTATCCATGGGGTGAAAATTGATCCGGAGGACAAAAAAGTTTTGTGCTCGGCGATGTGCAAGTGCGACAAGCAGCCCAACCTTGGCAAGGACGGCAAGCAACTCAAACAAGGTTGCGTCAGCGCGCACCTCAAAGGACTGGACAAGGCGCTTGATCACCGATCCCGTTACAAGCAAGAGCTTAACTACGACATGACCCAGACTCCACCAGCCCCCATAACGGACAGTGGCGTGGACACGAAGGCGCACGATTATCTGCCGGGCTGGATCAAAAAATATTGAGGTTCCAAACCGGAGCATTCATCAACCTACAAAGCGGGCGTTGGCCTCATTCGCCGTCCTGACGTCGTCGTGGTGAAAGACGCGTCGAAAGCCCCGACGCAAGACAACATCAAGCAAATTGTGGAGATGAAGTTCCCACCAGATACGCTGACCACCCGGCAAAGGGACGCTTACGTGCTGATTGCCGGCGACGACAAGAAGCTCGCGACGTTGGAACCGACCGACTGCGACTGCCAAAGCGAAAAGCCAAAGGACCCGAACATTCCCATTGAAGAGCTCGGAGCGGCGGCGGCGGTGGCCGCCTGGGTCGCGTATATTCTGTCCCGAGGCAGAATGCCGCGCCCGCCGCTCAAACCCATTCCGGGCCTTGTCCCTGTTTTTTAAGAGAGCTACACCATGGCAAAACCAGAGATGGAAAAATTTATGGCGGAGTGGGCAAAGACCCACGGCCAGCTTGAAATGCCGGGGGCGATGTTGATGAAATACGGCCCCGAAGACTACGTCGGAGCCACCATTGCCGTAAGGGCCACGTTGTATTTCAAAGGGTCGCACACGGCCGAGGCGCGCGAGGCGTTGTGCGAGTGTTTCGACGCCTACCGTGCGGTGGCGGACGATCATTTGAAGTGGCTCTGGCGCGACGAGCCTCCATCGGGCCCGGACAAATACGCCTACGCCAAAGCCCCCGAGCTTCGCGCGATGGTCAAGAAGATGGACGAGGACCATAATTTTGGATTCACCTACACTGGGGGAGAAAAGCCGCATGACGCCAGTCCATGGCTGTTCAGCACCTTCGGCCGTCCGGCCTGGGAGGCGCGCCTGCCTGGGCGAGGGCCCGATTCGTTGATATTTTCCTTGCCCCAGGAGGTGGTCGAGGCCAACCCCGCATTGTTCCAAAAACTTTTCGTCGATTTTTGCAAGCTTCTCAACGTTAAACATGGGCACGGCGGATTCGCGTTGAACCTTTCGGCGGTGCGGGGAGAGCCCAACGAGCCGACCGAGGCTTTCATGGTTTCAAAAATGGCCGGGCTTGATGCCGGACCGGGGCATATCATTGGAGGCCTGCCGGGCCGGGACGTTGAGCATCATCTCGTCACCGTAGGTTGGCTGACGGCGATCAACCATTCCATGGTGGAGAAGTTGGGCGGGCTTTTCGCGCTGCGTTCGGAGCTGCCCGCTTCGTGGTTTGCACAATATGATTACGGCAACGGCATCGTGATCCAAGCCGGCCCCAAGCCGGAAATCGCGCCGGTTGAACTCGATTCCAAACCAGCGATCTATGTGTTGCCTGCGATGGCGCTGAAAGATGTTCGTCTGTCGGGGGAAATCTCCTTGCACTACGGTTCAAAGGACGGGGAACCTCGGCTCACCGGCCTGCCCGCGATGGAATGGCTCCACCGCTTCGACGCGCCTGAAGAAGAGTTGATGCGCTACAAGACAAAATTGTTGAACGAGCCGAAGTTGACTCCGGATTCGACGTTGCCCGACAGGCTTTGATTGGCTCGCTCAACGTCAATTGATGAATGAAGAAGCCGAACGCAAACTTGGCTTAACGACAAAAAATCCGCACGAATAGGCGAGCCGCGCGGCGCTGTCTCACGCCACTTTTTTTCCCTTTCGACGGGTCTCGGCATGCGCGGACGCCAGCCCGACAGGAAAGAGCGCCAGCTCGTCGGTTTCCGGCGCCGGCGACACCTCGCTGGCCAGGTCGAAGCCATTAACTGCGCCGGTGAACACCTCGGCGCCACCGGCGCGCGCGTTGGTGCTTGCGGGCCCGACGAAAACGTCGCCCCAGAACGCGGCATTGATCTGAAAGGTTCCAGTCGCAGGGGAGGAGAACCGCTGCAGCCGCGCGCGCTGTTTTTTTCAGGGCTGACGTTGAGCAAGCGCGCCTTGACCGACATGCTGCCCGACGCCAGGCAGTTGGCGCCGGCTTTGCGGATCTGCGCAAATGAGATGCCGCTCCAGTCGCTGCAATCCGGGCTGGATATCGCGTCGATGAGCGCGACAAATTTCGTTCCATCGACGAGTCGGCGCTGCCATACGGCCAAGTGACTCCTGCGCCGATTTGCGTCCCCCGTCAAAAAATTGCCGACGCGTTCCAGGTGGTCGGTGAGGCAGGATGGCAGCGCGATTAAACCGAGCATCCACAGGTCGGCGCGCCGGACGCATGAAGCAAGAGCTTTTTTTCCAATGGGAGCCAATCGCATGCGCCGGGCCCTCCCTCGTCTTAAACATGGGCGGCGCGGCTTCTGTTTAAAGGCGCGCTGGCGGTTGTTGCCTTGGAGCGCGAGGCCCAATGCTCACGCGCCGTCGCCGTGTTTGCGCCACCGCGCCGACCCCGCGCCGCGCCGCCGCCAAACTTTTGAGCTGCGTCAATCGAGACTGCGCCTGAGCCGGCCAGCCCAATTCATTTTTTTCAGTCTTGTCGCGGGAATTCAAGACGTCGCCTTGCTCCGTGTGCTCCAATCGGGGCGGCGGCGCCATTTGCTCCATATAAAAAACAGGCGCCGTAGCATCGCGATTTCACAAAAAAGGCGAAGCAGTCAAGCCCGCAGGGCAGAAAGTTTAACAAGAGATGAAGAAAGAACCGCTCGCGTATCACGCCGTGGCGCATGCGCTGGAAGCCAAATCGGGCTGGACGCCTCAGCGCCGCTTTGCATCGTCGGTCGCGCACGCCATCAACGGGCATTTGCCCTACGCGCGCCATCACGCGGCCGGGAGGGAGCGCGCAAGGCAAGGCATCGGCGAAGAGGGCGTGTGCCGGCTCGTGCGCGATTTCCTCGACACCGACATCAACCCCGCCGTGTCCTTCATTTCCCCGCTCATCCGCCCCGCCAGCGCGCTTAGCGCCTTCAACGCCTACAACGCCGCCGCTCAGCTCGGTGTGCGCACCAACGTCGATGCTCACGATCCAACCCTTGGCGGCATCGCCAGGCTCCGCGCGACTCGATCCCAAGCGTCTCCACTGGACGACCCGGAACCATGCCGGATTGAATCACCCCGGGTTTGAAGGAGGCTCCAACATTTGAGAAAATGGAGCCACCATGAAAAAATCAGTCCGATATTCCCCCGAAGTGATGGAGCGCGCCGTGAATCACCCCGGGTTTGAAGGAGGCTCCAACATTTGAGAAAATGGAGCCACCATGAAAAAATCAGTCCGATATTCCCCCGAAGTGATGGAGCGCGCCGTGCGCATGGTCCAAGAGGCCGGCAGCGAGNACGAGTCGCAATGGGCAGCCATCACTTCCATCGCAGCCAAGATAGGCTGTACCGCCGAAACTTTGCGTCGTTGGGTGCGCCAGCGTGAGCGTGACACAGGACAGCGTGAGGGCACCACAACGGCCGAAAGCGAGCGCCTCAAGGCGCTGGAACGCGAGAATAAAGAGTTGCGCAAGGCGAATGAAATCCTGCGTCTGGCGAGCGCGTTTTTCGCCCAGGCGGAGCTCGACCGTCGCTTCAAGTCGTGAGAACGTTCATCGACCAGCACCGCCAAGCGTATGGGGTCGAGTCGATTTGCAAAGTCTTGCAGATCGCCCCGTCCGGCTACTGGCGTTACGCCGCGCAGCGGCGCAATCCGGCTCTGCGCTGTGCTCGCGCAAAGAGCGATGAGGTGCTGGCCCCGCAAATTGAACGCGTCTGGCAAGCCAATATGCAGGTCTATGGTGCAGAGAAGGTCTGGCGCCAGCTTCGGCGCGAGGGCATCGAGGTTGCACGCTGCACCGTCGAACGCTTGATGCGCCGTGCCGGCTTACGTGGCGTGATGCGGGGCAAGGTCGTGAAGACCACAGTTGCCAATGCGGCCACACCGTGCCCGTTGGACNGGGTCCATCGCCAGTTCAAGGCACAGCGACCCAATCAACTCTGGGTGTCCGACTTCACCTACGTCTCGACCTGGCAAGGCTTTGTCTATGTGGCGTTTGTGATTGATGTGTTTGCCCGACGCATTGTAGGTTGGCGCGTCAGCAGTTCGATGCGCACCGACTTCGTCTTGGATGCCTTGGAGCAGGCGCTATACGCCCGTCAGCCTGAACGCGACGGCGCCTTAATTCACCATAGCGACAGGGGCTCGCAATATGTTTCCATCCGCTACAGCGAGCGTCTTGCTGAAGCCGGCGTTGAGCCCTCTGTGGGTAGTAAGGGCGACAGCTATGACAATGCGCTGGCCGAGACCATCAACGGCCTGTACAAGGCTGAGCTGATACATCGCCGCGCTCCCTGGAAGACGCGCGAGGCCGTCGAATTGGCGACGCTCGAATGGGTGACCTGGTTCAATCATCATCGCCTACTCGAATCGCTTGGCTATATACCGCCGGCCGAAGCTGAGGCAAACTACTATCAACAACTTTCCGAGCAGGCTATGTCACCTGACTCACACCAAACGGCCTCCTAA